CTCTGCCACGGTCGAGGCTTACGGCTCTGCCACGGTCGAGGCTTGCGGCTCTGCCACGGTCAAGGCTTACGGCTCTGCCACGGTCAAGGCTTGCGGCTCTGCCACGGTCGAGGCTTACGGCTCTGCCACGGTCGAGGCTTACGGCTCTGCCACGGTCGAGGCTTGCGATAACTCATATGTTGAGGATTGCACTGGAAACATAAATACAGTTTCCGATCATGGAATAGTCAAAGATTACTACAATCATAAGATATATATAAAGAAAGGAAAATTCGAGATTATCGAGATCGAATAAATTCAAGGCCTTAGCTTATCGGTAGAGCGCCCCTAACATGGGGATGGCCGGGTTCGACTCCCGGAGGCCTACAAATCAAGATATATGAGAGACATCTACATCAAAGACCCCGACGGCGAACCGGAGTACGACGGGGAGGAAGACAACGAGGAATATGAGGAGAGCATGGAAGAGCTTAGGTTCCTATGTGATTCATATAATTGGTAACACCTACCCTTACGAGGTGCAACCCCGACCCAGACCGGCAACCGATATCCTAGACAAGTGGTAGGCCATGACGATATCATTGGCCCGGTGGAAAGGGACACGGTAGTGAGGGAAGGGCGGCCGATGGTCTTAGTCCGGGTTCGACTCCCGGAGGCTGACGAATTTAAATACACGATAACATGGACAAATCAGAAGAGATTGACAAATTAGCGATAGCGTTGGCTAAGTTCCAAGGATCGCTAGAGCAACCAAGCCTCAATTCCGAGGTCAAGGTAAGGACTAAAACAGGAGGAGAGTACAAGTTTAAGTACGCGAACCTATCCGAATGCAAAAGGGCGGCGAAACAGCCATTAGCCGACAATGAACTTTCAGTATGTCAGCTAATAGAGGATGATTACTCTATCCGGACCATACTGCTTCATTCCTCCGGTCAATGGATATCGTCCAAGGTAAGGATGCCATCCAATACGGCGGACGCTCAATCCATAGGATCGGCCATCACGTACGCCAAGAGATACGCCTTTTGCGCCATCCTAGGCATCGTGGCTGACGATGACGAGGACGCTAACATAGCGAGCGGTAATTCCGCCCAAAAGGAGCAGCCTAAGGAGCAGCCTAAAAAAACGGCAAACTCCAGAGTAAAGAAAGAGCTTACGAGAGATCATCTAAACAATGAGAGCGCAATGAAATCCATATCGGAGTGGCTATACAATAAAGAGAAGATAGCCAAGGAGGCCAACCAACCATTCTCCGTAGAAAGCGTTATCAGCAATGCTTACATTATAGGAAAGGTTGAGATGGATTCTTTCATTGAGATATACAACAACTATAAAATAAACAATAACCTGTCATGAGCAAAGAACTAGAGCTAAGCGGCAAGACCCCGCTAACGAAAAGCGAGATCGAGGCTTTATCAGTAGACCTTTTGAACCCGGTACTGGAAGGAGAGGTAGATCCCGTATCACACGTCGTCAAGTTAAAGGCGATGCAAGAGACTATCAAGAGGACGCTGGACGATGACCGGATGAAGGACGCTGTCCTTTCCGAGATCGAGAAATACGGGAAGGAGCGCTCTTGGAACGGGGCCACGGTCAAGATAAAGGAGATAGGCGTATCCTACGACCACTCCAATTGCAATGATCCGGTCTACGCTAGGCTGGTCGAGGAAAGGATGCTTCTCGATGCCAAGATAAAAGAACGGGAGGCGTTCCTGAAGACGGTGCCGGATAATACCACGGTCATTGATGACGAGACCGGGGAGATATACACGATTCATCCGGCGATACGGATGGCAAAAACCAGTTACTCTATAACTTTTAATAAACAATAAATATGGCAAATTTATACGGCTCAATATGCTTGAGCGACATACCGAAGGAGTTGATGAAAAAAGTAATGACGGCCAAGGGAGAGAAGATCTTCCTCAATATCTCGATCGGGGAGAAAAAAGAGCCTGTCACGTTCGATAACCGCACCTATACGCATTATGTGTCTTGCGCCCCAAGGAAAGAGGAGCGAAAGGAAGGCGTGTATTATGGCATAGGTGACTTGATGGAATCCACGTTCAAGAGCAACATTCCCTCACCGGAGGATATCAACAACGCCCCATCGGTCGATGATTCGGATCTCCCCTTTTAATCATGGAACTATACTTGCTCAACACCGCCAGCGGATTGAGGCCATGCTATGATTCCGACTATGACGAGAAGAAAAAGCTCAAGATAGGAAAGATCTACAAGGCCAAGATAACGCTGGCACGGAACATAGATTTCCATAGGAAGTATTTCGCCTTGATAAATTGCGCATGGTCTTACCAGAACGAGAAGACCACGGCGCATTTCAAGGAAAGCGTGGAGTGCTTCCGGAAGACTGTAGAGATCGCCGCCGGGCATTGCGATACGGCCTATAGCATATCACGTAAGGAATGGATAGAGATCCCGAAGTCGATAGCCTTCGACAAGATGGACGAGGCCGAGTTCATGGATCTCTACGAGCGTGTGAAGGACGTGCTTTTCTCGGTATTCCTTCGGGATATATCCGAATACGATTTCATGAGAAACCTTTCGAATTTTTAGTCATGAGAAAAAGCGACAGGCCTCCAAATTATCTTATAGATAAGATCGTGAGGCATACCAACATTATTATTACCGCTCCTTATGGCAGCGTCAAATACATGGATGCGGCCAGACTCCTTAAAAAGGAGGTCAAGAAGCTGGAAACCTATAAAAGAAATGAGAGATCTTAAATACTGCCTCAATGAGGCTTGCTCTAAAAGACATTGCCTTTGCCATCAACGGCAGAAGCACTGGACATACCCGTCTAAAAGAGATGGGGAAACTGTAAGGGCTTCGGCCCTATTTGAAGGGAACACCCCTTGCAAGGGGTATGTACCACAATACGAAAGAAGAAAATACAACATTAAATATTAATGATATGAGAAAGAGAAAAGAAGGTTCTTACAACTTTGACAAGAACGTACAAATGTTTTTGGCTTGCGCAAAAGACGATAACCGGCCCGCTATGGAATGCGTATATTTCAAGGGAGATTGGGCCTACGCCAGTGACGGACATATTATCGTTAAAAACAGGATATCCGAATGCTCAAATCTTGACGAAGCCATGATACAGGCGTTAGACGGCAAATTACTGCATAGTCTATTTTTTAAGGACATGTTGAAATATGATGACATCCTTATCTCTGATGACGGAATAGAGTGCCATAAGAAGAATGACAAGGCGTTCTTCTATTTCGCGGATGAGAACTTAAAATATCCAGACGCAGAGAAAGTGATACAAAATTATCTGGCAAAACCCAGCGTTCCGCTTCCTCAAATATCCTTTAACATGGGCTTATTCGACATAATGAGGAAAGCATTATATGAATGCGATCAATGCACGGCTACTTTCAAGGGCGTTAACGATGCCATCATTTTTGACAGCATGGTAGAAGACGTAAGCAGTATCGGATTAATCATGCCTTTATACAATGAGGCACTAAACCAACAAATATGAGAAATTTTATCAACAAACATTGGGTATTGATATTGGCCATAGCCTTTATTCCGGTAGGGAACAGAGTTTTTAACCATGTTGACGCATGGCTAGGAATAGTCATTATGTTAACTAGTTCATTATTTATAATTTACAAACTATTTAATTTTATCAAGAATGAAAAGGACAAGTTTTAAGTTTTTTACTATAGCGATAATCGCTATGGTATTTTTATCCTCTTGTGAACGTGTAGCACCTAATTACGCTGGGGTATTGATGGAAAATTACGGGAAACAAGGGAAGGAGGATTTCAAGGTCGTATCAGGCAGGGTTTCAACTTGGGAATGGGGCACGGAATTATTTCAAGTCCCGCTATTCGACCAACGAGGCGAGTTCGGAAGCCCTGTCACGTTAAAAGCCGCAGACAATACGGAGTTTAACGCACGCCCCACTTACTCCTACAAGGTTATCAAAAACAGGGCAATAGACGTTGTTTTCGATAACAAGCACATAGACAAGGCCGATACGGAATCAGGCAAAGACGGTTTCATGCAATCATTGGAGGATAACATACTAGAACCTCGCATCTATGACCTGATCAAGGAGGAAAGCCGTAAACATAAGACCGATAGCTTAATGGCAGACGGAGGTTCGCTTCTTTTTGAGAAACGCCTTGAGCATATTGTAGATAAGGAATTCGAGAAAAGAGGTCTTCAATTACTCACATTCTCGGCGCAATTAGAGTTTTCCAAGGCGGTTCGCGAGAAAATTGATAGTAGGAATGAAGTTAACACCAATATTTCGGTTTTAGACCAGCAGATAGCGGAGCAACGGAAACGCAACGAGTTGGAGCAATTGAAAACGGAACAAGCGTTAATCACCTCGAGAGGATTGACTAAAGAAATTCTTTATAAGCAGTTTATCGACAAATGGGATGGTCGTACCCCCATTTATGGAGCGATACCCGATTTAATAAAGATTCAGAACTAAGGATATTAATATTAGAGTGTGTTTTTCATGGTATTAGATTTGGGTTAGAATGATTATCCCCGCCGTCCGTGAGGATATGCGGGGCAAACACGGTGGTATGGCGGAATTGGTAGACGCTAATTGAGTGTGGTTAATCGTAGAGTGAAATTCTCTGCTAAGTGTTAGATAGGTTGAAAATAAAACCTGACAATCCACATCAATCCTATCGTGCAGGTTCAAATCCCGCTGCCACCACCAACAACAAATAACAATCATGGATTTCGGTAACGACATTCCGGATTACGATCCGGACGATTTTGACAATTACGATTATGAGTGACATTTTTCAAAGCCTGTTATTATCCTTCGGGGTGATAACGTTCATATTCGCTATCCTAGCGATAATTTTTATTGTATTAATCTTGATAGACGACAAGTACAAATGAGGAATATCGAATCACAGACCCAGCAAGCTTGCGTCAGATACTTCCGTCTCCAATACCCGAAATACGCCGGATGCTTCTTTAGCGTCCCGAACGGAGGACGGAGGGACACGGTAACCGGGGCTATACTGAAAGCGGAAGGGGCATTGGCCGGGGTAGCCGATCTGTTCCTGTCAGTCCCGAATAACGTCCATCACGGTCTGTACGTGGAAATGAAGACAAGAAAAGGCCGGCAACAGGACAGCCAGAAGGCATTCCAGAAGGCGGTAGAGGCTCAAGGGTACAGATATGAGATATGCCGATCGCTGGACGATTTCATCGCGCTTATAAAAGACTACTTGAATGGCTAAGAAACCTACCAAGCAACCCGAGCGTATCAGATGCGCCGATTGCGTGCACGGCAAGCCTCACAAGGGTCTGGCCGTATGGTGCGAGATATTGAACACCGGAAGGGTAGCGAACTCCTTCCGGTATTGTGACAACTATAAATGATAACTTATATGAGAACTATCAAAGCGAACACTAAGGCAAACGGGGATATACTCCCGGAGCCTAAATTCAAGAGGATACCCGTAAGGGTTGACAAGAACACGATCATCCTCGTAAGGGAGGGCTTGAACGTGGAAGAGCATCTAAAAAGATTCAAGGACAAGGACAACACGCCACCGGGATATATCCCGTGGTTCTAAAAAAACTTCAATATGTTTGGTATCTTGAAAATGAATAGTATCTTTCAAAAAAAAATAGTCATGAATAATAATAACGTTTTAAGGATTCACATAAAGAACTCCCAGCCTGTAGATGTTTCAGACTTCACGAAAACGATGAGCGCTTTTGGAACGCTGTTCTCCAACTTCGCCCAAAAGAACGGGAAGTCAAAAGAGGAGGCTAACGCAAAGCTATATGTCAGTAAAATAATAGAAGGAAGTATTGACATACATCTCGTAGAGCTAGCGTCCTTGGCGGTTATTCCATTCGTGGAAAATTCTAATTTGATACTTGACTTCGCCAAGCACATTAAAAGTATCTATGATTATTTCGTCTTGTCTAAAGGCGACGAACCTGAGTTGAACGTACCGGAACTTAAAGGCGTTCATGATATGGTGTCCATACCGGCAAATGACAGGAACGGCTTAATGACCGTCCAAGTAATCAACGACAACGCAGGCAATGTCATTTTCGAGGGATGTACATTCAATCATATTGAAGGCAACGGTATACAAAACCAATCGGATAACGCATTAAAGGAGAGAAAGGCGCTATCTAATGAGGGAGATATCTACAGGAAACAATTGATGACCATATATCAAGTCAGGAAGGATGGCGCTGACAGAGGTAACAAAGGAGTTATTGACGCTATATCAGACAGGAAATTAGGATTAGTGTTTGACTCTGACACGCTAGAGGACGATATTCTAAGATCGGCTCAAAATCCAATGCTGAAAGGTTACATCGTTGACGTGATCGTTCAGACGGTACAAGGGAAACCAGCCGCCTATAAGATAATGGCATTGCATGACGTGATCGATTTAGATTAAAATCTCACCCAATCATTGATTAACGAAGCGGAATAGAAAGTATCTTTTCCGCTTTTTTCATAAAATCATTTGGCATTTTGAATTTGAGTTGTATCTTTGCAGTGATTCAAGACCAAGGAATCACTACATAGTAAACTTGTATGCGGCATTTTTTATGTCGTTACTACAGCTATACCTGCAAAGATATAAGCCGTTGGTTTCCCTGTTGGCTGCATCAGTTTATCTAATGTAGTGTTCCTTGGTCGGAGTTGGGAGCCAGCGGCTTTCTTTATATAACTCAAATTTCATCAAAATGACCAAGGAACATGAAATTGCGAGTGTAACGAACAACAGTAATTGCACAACCACGTCCGCTCACGAAACGAGCTTCCTATCATGGCGATCCATCGCCAAGCTATTAACCTTCATGTCATTCGGCTTGCTCGAGTGCGATAACAAGAACGACGTTATCGGCTATGTCAAGGTACTAATCTTATTGATGTCCGCATTCATTTTAGCCGGGATGGAAGGAGGTGCGTTATGAGCACTCCAACAGCACGTCAACAAACTATCCGCATCAACCGCCTATCCAAGGAGAACGACATGCTTTCCAAGGAACTGGAGCACGTGAAGAACCAGCTAAAATGGGCACGCATCACGTCTTCGCAAGAGACGGAGCTAAAGAACGCTTGCTTCTTCTTCATCGCCGCCAAGGGGCTATTCACCGAATGGCACGAGTGGCACGACAAGAGGATAACAGAGAGGTTGATGGACGAGATCAAGAGGACTATCAAATAGCCCTACCCTACTCACGTATTAAGATTTTAAAAGCCCCGGTCTAGGCCGGGGAGTATATTGTATAGTCTAATTATAAACCAAGATAAAATGGATTACAAAGAACAAATCAAAGATCCTAGATGGCAAAAAAGAAGGCTAGAGATCTTTCAAAAAGATGAGTTTACATGTAAGCTTTGCGGGAATTCACAAAAGACACTTCATGTGCATCATATAGAATACCTATCAAATCACAAAATTTGGGAATATGATGATAAACATCTAATAACCTTGTGTGAAGATTGCCACTCGTACGTACATGAACTAAAGGCATTAACGAACAACAAGGCATTAAATATTATATCAAAAGGAGTGCCTTATTCTGACGTGCTATCTTTTATTGAAACAATATCTGAGTTAACAGCAGTTTCTTATAAGATAAAAAAAGAAAGAGACATAGAAAAAGAATGATATGGATAAAGGATACATAATGCTCTCTCGAAAGTTTTTCACGAATGATATATGGCAGGCCGCCCGTGCTTACAATGAAAGCGAAGCGTGGTTGGACTTAATACAGTCCGCACGATTTGAGGCTTCTGAGACAACGTCTCGCATCGGAGGTCGTGAGATTACTTGGGGACGCGGACAATATCCTGCATCCAACAGATTCCTAGCCAAGAAATGGGGAAGGTCTGAGACTTGGGTCAAGGCTACGCTTGCAAGATTCAAGAAGATGGGAATGATACAAACGGAATGCACACAGGGTATGAATGTAATTACATTGCTTAATTTCGACAGATATAATTACATAGAAAACCCACAGTCAAACCCACCAAGAAACCCACTTAACGATATCGATATAAGCGAATTACAAGCGTTATTAACCCGACTAAAAACCCACCAAGAAACCCACACTGGCGAAAACGGTGGATTTTCACAAATTTTAAAACCCAGTGTCAGCCCAAATAATAATAAAGAAAATACCTTGAGAGAGAGTCTTAATACGCGCGAGGAGCTTTTTAAGAATTTTAAGGATGAGTTATTAGGGGACGAGGAATGGCGCAGATACGCTTGCCAGATATCGGGATTGAGCGTCGCTTTCAATGACCTCATTCCCGGCGAGCTGGATAACTTCCTCGCTTGGATGGTATCCACCGGGGAAGGCGATACGCTAAAAACGATAGATGACGTGAAGAGACGATTCACCTATTGGTGGCAAGGAACAGGACTAAGGGCTTATAATCAAAGACATAATGGAGGAACAAGAAAAGAAACTTTCGGAGGCTATACAAGCCATGCGGAGGCCTACGGAAAAAGAGAGGCTCCAGCAAAAACAGGTGTTCAACCTAGTGAAGAAGCACGCAAGGACTATACAGAACGTTTCTAGGTACGATCTCTCGGACGATACGGAGTACATCAGCCACGCCCGGATGATAAAGGCGCTCGGTTGTAATTACCTAGGGATCGAGAGGCGGCAATTCGAGACAGACAGGGGGAATGACAAGGTTTTGAGATTCCTGTTGTATTATTTCAACGATTGCCCGTTGGCCGAGTCCGTATTCCCGGAGGAGAACTATAAGCTGCACAAGAACCTCCTTATCGTGGGAGATCCGGGAACGGGCAAAACGCTCATGATGCAGATATTCGCCGATTACCTGAAATTGACGGATAACCCCAAACGCTTCGTGAACCTATCCGTGACCCAGATGATGAACTATTACAAGATCCATGGTCACATAGACAGGTTCACGTACAACGAGGAGGCCGGGAAAGGGAGCATGGAAGGGAACCCGTTCGATATCTGCCTTAACGATATCGGTCTTGAGACGGAGAACCAGAAAAGCTACGGCACCAGCCTTGACAGCGTAATAAACGAGTTCCTATACGCGAGGTACGAGATATACCAGTCCCATCAGAAGAAGTATCATATCACTTCCAACCTATCCGTCACGGATTTCAAGAATCGCTTCGGAGCTAGGCTGGTAGACAGGTTCAAAAGTTTTAACGTGATAGTCCTAAACGGAGAAAGCAGGAGAAGATAACATGGAAATAACAGAGAGATTGAGAAACACCCCTATCGGTTTGATCGTGTTGGTAGGAGACATGAAAATTATCGTGGAACAGTACAGCCCGTATTACAACGGGCAGAACAAGATCCCGTGCAGGGGATGCGTCTTCCGGGACGATGGAGCGAGATTTTGCGAGTACAGCAAGGCTTGCATGGCCCATCTGAGGCCGGACCATGAAAGCGTAGTTTTTGCTAAAACGAGAGAGACATGACACATGGATCATTATTTTCTGGTATAGGAGGATTTGAGACTGGAGCGGAATGGGTTGGGATAGAGACTCTGTGGAACTGTGAGATCGAGCCATTCCAGAGGAGTATATTAAAAAAACATTTTCCAAACACAAAGCAATATGAGGACATCAAAGAATTGTCAAACCCCGGATATGTGGACATCATTAGTGGAGGATTTCCGTGTCAAGACATTAGCATTGCGGGAAAAGGTGTTGGTATCACCGGAAGTCGCTCTGGACTATGGAGTGAGATGCATAGAGTCATACGGGAAGTTAGACCTCGATACGTCATCATTGAGAACAGCCCAATGCTCCTTGTTCGAGGTTTCGAGCGAGTCCTTTGCGATCTTTCCAAAACAGGGTATGATGCGGAATGGCAATGTCTATCGAACGCCGCCTTTGGATTCGACCATCATCGTGAAAGGGTGTACGTTATTGCCTACTCCAACGAAATCAAACAACAAACGTGGAGGGTTCAAGAGTGGAATAAGGCTCAAACAATATTTGTCCCGCCACCAAAACAACACGGTAGATTTCCTCTCTCTGAAAGGATTTACAAAATGCCAGATCGTGAGCATATTGGAATCAATGATGGGATTCGCGATTGGGCACACAGAGTTGGATCGATCGGAAATGCGGTAAATCCGACGGTCGCCAAATACCTGTTTGAGTGTATTAAAATATTCGACAGCAATTTAAAGAAAGACATTCATCATAGTTGAAAACTGCATTCATCTATGATGAGAGATGATCTAAAATCAAATAATATATGAAATACATAGATTTTTTAAAAGGAAAGATGGCCATTAGCCATAATACAGGATTTGAGATTAAGCCGGGCGAATTAACAACCTCACTCTATCCTCACGTGAAAGATACCGTTCGTTGGGCGGTAGCCGGTGGTTGCAGAGCTATATTCTCCAGCTTCGGTATGCAAAAGACAGTCACCCAGCTGGAAATACTCCGGGTAATCCTGAACCATAAAGGAGGCAAGGGGTTGATCGTTTGCCCTAAGCGTGTGGTAGTCGAGTTCCTAACACAAGCGGAACAACACTTGCGCATGAAAGTAACCTATGTACGAACAATGGCTGATGTGATGATATGTCCGACCGATATCATGGTGACAAACTACGAGCGTGTTCGCGACGGTGAAGAAGGGGTTAGGATAGATCCGGCGTATTTTACTGTCACTTCACTGGATGAAGCAAGTGTACTTCGAGGATTCGGGACCAAGACCTATCAAGAGTTCCTCCCCTTGTTCTCGGATGTGCCTTATCGGTTTGTCGCCACGGCCACACCTTCACCCAACAGATACAAAGAACTAATACACTATGCCGGCTATCTTGGCGTGATGGACACAGGGCAGGCTCTTACGCGATTCTTTCAGCGTGACAGTACGAAAGCGAATAACTTGACACTTTATCCGCATAAGGAAAAGGAGTTTTGGTTGTGGGTATCCACATGGGCTTTGTTCTTAACTAAACCATCTGACTTGGGCTATCCGGATACTGGTTATGAGTTGCCGGAACTCCGTGTGCATGAAGAGATCGTGAGTGTGGACAATTCTACGGCTGGTACCGACCGTGACGGACAAGTGAAGATGTTCCGTGAGGCAGCTCTAGGATTGGCAGATGCGGCAAAAGAACGTAGGGACAATATGGAAGAGAAGATTGCCCGTGTGGTGGAAATCATCAACCGCCCAGAAAACAAGGACGACCATTTTCTTTTGTGGCATGATTTAGAATCTGAACGAATAGCCTTATGTAATGCGATTCCAAGCTGTAAGGCCGTATATGGTTCGCAGGATGATGAAGATGCCGACAGGGTGATATCCGACTTCAAGGACGGTCGGTTGAAATATTTGGCAGCTAAACCGGAGATGCTTGGTGAAGGTCTGAACTTCCAGTACCATTGTCATAAAGCAATCATGTTCATTGACTACCGCTTCAACGATAAGTTCCAAGCGATAGCCCGTATATACCGCTTTATGCAGCAGCATCCCGTTGATCTCTATCTGGTCTATGCCGAAAGCGAGGGTGAAATATTTAAGAGCTTCATGCAGAAATGGGCACAACACCGGGAAATGGTTTCCAAAATGACCGACATTGTCCGTGAAAACGGTCTGTTCGGTTTACAGGCCGAGGAAAAGATGATGCGTTGGATGTTCGCCAGTCGGGAAGAGAAATCCGGCAAACTGTGGAAGGCAATCAATAACGACAATGTCCTTGAATGCCAAAAGATGGAAAGTGACTCTGTGGACCTGATTGTAACCAGCATCCCGTTCTCCAACCACTATGAATATACGCCTACCTATAACGATTTCGGGCATAATGAGAGCAATGATAAGTTCTTTACACAGATGGATTACCTTACACCGGAGTTAATGCGTATCTTAAAACCGGGTCGGTTAGCCTGTATACATGTGAAAGACCGTGTATTGTTCGGCAACGCCACGGGTGACGGTATGCCAACTATCGATCCATTCAGTGAAATGACAGTATTTCATTACATGAAGCATGGCTTTCGTTATATGGGCCGTATCACAGTAGACACGGATGTAGTGAGGGAAAATAATCAGACCTACCGTTTGGGCTATACCGAGATGTGCAAGGATGGCTCCAAGATGGGAATCGGATGCCCTGAATATGTATTGCTTTTTCGCAAGTTGCCTACCGATACCTCCCGTGCTTATGCAGACCAGCCTGTCACGAAGGACAAGAGCGAATACTCGCTTGCCCGTTGGCAGATCGATGCCCATGCAAGTTGGAAATCCTCCGGCAATTCATTGTTGTCATACGAAGATATGAAAGGCGCCGGAATAGATAAGATTCGGCATTTGTTCCGCAACTACGAACGTGAGCATATCTATAACTATGAGGAACATGTGTCGTTCGCAGAAGAGTTAGAGGCATACGGGAAATTACCCAAAACATTTATGGCCGTTGATCCTGTAAGTAAAAAAGATTGGATATGGGATGATGTCGTCCGGATGCGTACGCTCAATACGAGGCAGTCACAAAAGAAGAGACAGAATCATATTTGTCCTCTTCAGTTAGATATCGTTGAAAGGCTGATTGAACGGTATTCAAACAAGGGGGAATTGATATTTGACCCGTTCGGAGGTATCGGTACCGTTCCTTATTGCGCTGTCAAGTTGGGACGTAAGGGCTTGTCTACCGAATTGAATTATGATTATTGGAAAGACGGACTTACTTATCTACGGGAAATTGAGATGGAGGTAAGCGCGCCGACATTGTTTGACCTAATAGCGATGTAATCATGAGAAATAAAGAACTAATAGCTCTTCTCCAAGAGCAAGACCCGGAAGCGGAGGTAATGATACGCACGTCCGATGGAGAGTATGAGTACGATCCGGTGGATGTCACATGGGACGAAGAGATAGAATGCGTAATTATTCAGGAGGGATAAATATGGAAGAGAAAATAAAACAATGTCCCGAGTTCCCTTTTTTCGGCGCACTTTATCCAGACGCAAGATGCTGTGACGGATATCTATGGGATCTAGACTCATATGATAGCGAGGTTGGGGGATTGACCGTAGGCGGGGATGTCCCCTGCCCTTTCTGCAAGACCGAGGAGTTTATAGAGTACGATCCTTTTGGTTTATTATACGTAGGGAATGACAAGGAGAAAACACGTGAATGGTATTTTTCTTACATTGATAAATTGAGGGAAAGATATGGATAATAAGGAATATTTAACAACGAATTATAATATGAATCAAATTTGCACGAATAAAGAACAATCATCTCGGCTATTAGAGGCCGGGGTGAGACCGGAGACGGCGGACATGTATCTTGACGAGCTCGAATTGCCGGTCGCATTTGAATATGGCAGGGTTGAAAAGCATGTGGATCAAGATATGGCATTCCCGGCTTGGTCTCTATCTAAATTGATAGATATGCTTCCTGCCACGATTTCACAACGCAACCGACCCGATTTAAGTTTGGAAATCACAAAAGATAGCGTGTATTGGTTCATCCAATACACAGAACTGGGATACGACTGCAAGCATGAGGTTATGGAAAAGAATATCTTAGATGCTGTTGTGAATATGATTGAATGGCTTATCAAGGAAGGACACCTTGACAATAAATACCTAGCGGTTAAATGCGGCGATTGCCGACTTATCGAGGATGAAGACGCTAACGGGGAAGCTTGGTGCGCCTTCCATCAAAAGCCGGTAAGGTGCGATATTAAAGCCTGTAAGGATATTTTAGAGAAAGGAGTACAAAATGCGTGAGATTAAATTCAGAGCGAAGCGTATTGATAATAATAAATGGGCGTATGGTGGATTGGTTCAAGCCGACGACTATTGCATTATAGACCAGCAGAATGAACTGTATGTTGAGAGAGAGTATAATTTTAGAGGTGATACTCACTTCTTTCAATTGTCTGGAGTTATGTGCGATAAAACAACTATAGGCCAGTTCACAGGCCTAAAAGACAAGAGCAGAAAGGAGATTTACGAGGGGGATTTAATAAAAGCTCCAAGCGGACGTATTTATGCCGTTATATTCTCAACATGGAAATATGAAGAGAAAAGAGAATTTTTCAAAGTGATTGACATCTACGAACATACAGGATGGTGCATATCCCTAGATGGGGTTAATCCATGTGAACTGCTAGACTTTGAGGTGTGCCAAGGAAGTGTTATTGGGAATGTTTATGACAATCCCGAATTGCTGAAAGGAGGATCAAATGAAGAATAAGATCGAGTGCTTGATAACCTCCATACTGATAGTTCTTTCTTTCGTGTTCATCACATGGTCCATAGGGTTTATCATCCCAAGGTACTGGGTTACGATTGCCTTTTTGGTTTACGGTATATATCTCATCTATGGCATTCTCAACCCAAAGAAAAAATACTACTTCGCTTCGTATTGGCTTCCCGGGGGAGAGAGAGGACGGATATTCATCGCATGCGATAAGTTTAAAGTCTGGGAAATGGAAGAGAGTATAGCCAAGGATAAAAGAGTGGAAAATGCGGTCATTGACTATTACAGACAGATTTCCAAGGAGGAATATAAAATTCAAACAGATAAATAAATATGAGCAAGATTGATATGAGACTGACAGTAGAAGAAGCGGCAAAGGATTACGCCATAGGTAAAACGTTTTTTCGCAAGAATGTCCTCAAAGAGGTGGATGCGGATGACTATGTGCTTCGCAAAGATAATTGTCGTGAGGACTTCAAAGCAGGTGCCGAATGGCAGGCAAAACAATCCCCGTGGGTAAGCGTGAAGGATCGGCTACCGCCACCCGGAGAAGAGGTTCTGTTATTTGATATAAATTCTATAAGACATCTTGTCTTAGGCTGGTTAAGAGAGAATAAAGGATATAATAAAAGTATGTGGGCTTTGTCAAATGGTCATGTTGATGATGAAGACATTACACACTGGATGATAATACCTGAAAATTATGGATAATTCAATAAAATGCCCATTCTGTCATTCGACTAGATACATAAAGGGATCTTTTCTCTGTGGGTTATATAATTGCAAATGTCTAAATTGCGATAAGTTATTTCTGGTCACGGTAAATGATGGTAAAAATATTTATATGATCGAGAAACGTAGCAAAAATGAATAGTATTAACCGAGCCTTCATGGGAAGGATCATAATTAAGAAGATATGAACATGAAAAAGAAAAAAGTTACAATGCTAGCGATTGAACATTCAAAAAAGGTGTGTGATCCACAGCCAGAATCAATAGACCGGATGGATGTCAGAAGGTTGGTTATGGATGCTTATAGGATAGGTTATAATAAGGCTCATTCCGAGCATGTAAAGTGTATGAGCGATATTGTAAATATGAACTTGTCTGATATAGATTTTCCCGTGTTTACTCATACCAAAGAATTTAGAAATCACTTCGACTTCATAATGATGAAAATTAAGGAACACTTTAACGGAGAAAGATCCGCTATTGTCGATAAAAATACTTGATGAGCCAATCAAATCGAGGAATAAGTAAACTATAATATGTCATGAAGTTAGGCAAGCAAACGATAGTGTTCTTGGCCGTAAACAAGAATGGTGACGAGGTTATCCTTGATAACTTCCCCGTGCGGCAAGGAGAGGTATGGACGGACGAGAGATCGGCACATGACGATGAATATTTTTCCGTCGAGGATCACAACTCGGCGATCGTACTTCCAAAAGGCAGTATTTATAAATTAACAGGTAAATACTTAACGTGGGAAGACGACCCCATATCTCTTAAATCCGTCATTGAGACAGATTCATTATAACAGGCACATCAAGTGTCTAATCCGAGCCATCACCTCGTAAAAGTTGACAGGCTCGAAATCTAAGGAATCCGTGAGGAGGTCTATCTCCCGTCTTACGGATTCCTTCTTTACATGCCATTTATTTTTAGTCTTCTTAGTCATCCATGGCACACATGTAAATCCAGACCTTGCCTTCCGGAGCGTCATCATCCATGAAGTAGAAATTAATAGCATCCTCGATGATCTTTTTCTCGGCGTCCGGGCCGAACCATTCCGTGAACTTCACTTCTTTGTCGTGCCACGCTGAATTTAGCGCAACGTAAACATCCCAAATATTAGCGTTGCCCGGTACGCTCATGCCTTTAGCGACGGCGGTTACTTGCTGGATGTTCCAGTGCTCACCCTTATCCTCCCCCGACTTGCCTTTATGGTGCATTGCCGCCACGTCCATCTTAGCGAAATGCTCATTATAATGAGGACCGCAAAAAACCTCATGTATATCACGTATGGCCTTGTCATACGTGTCGGGATCTTTTTCCTTTAGACACTCCATAGCCTCGTCCAGCTCGCATATGGCCTCCCACATCTTTTTCTCGGATACCATCCCTTTCGAATGATAGTCCTTCATCAATTCCTTGTATCTCATACCCTGTCATTTATTTTATTCTGTGAATATTGATTTCAGTTCCAGAAAATCCGCTTCCGTTATACGGATAGCGTTAGTGTCACCAAGGATAAAATTCATGAGTCCGTTATCTGGAAGCTCTATCAAGATGGAGCCTTCCCCGATCGTGCCTTTCAAGAAACCTTGCTCGAACTTGTAAGGTTTCATGCTCTTGAATACGTTCATAGCGTCATCGAATAACTCTTCCTTATCGTAATTGCCGTTCTCGTCAGCGACGAACATCATGAAACCCTCCACCTTATCGGTGATCTCCTTGTCCTTTTGCACGAGGATGTTGTGGACACCTCTTTTCAGATACTTGCCAAGGGGCTTGAAAGCCGTGTTACCGGAGACGAAAGAGTCAACCCTTTCCTCCGCCCATATCTCCACCGAGTTAATTAGCCTGCTTTTTAGCTCTAGAGCTTGTTGCTTTAGTTCCATATGACTCTTTCTTTAATTGTTCCACTTCCTCTCTCAAGGTATTGATAGCATACCCTTGTCTCTTGACCTTATCGATCAATTCGATAAGCATACCTTCCTCACGTGTCATTTCTTACCTCCTTTTCCGCTATTCTTCAATTTAAGGAAGTCGGCGTATGGCATATCGGCGTATTTGGCCGTGTACTCAGCGAACAACGCCATGTTCTTGTTAACCTCCTCTGAGGCCGATTTCTTTATCTTCTTGGCCATTCCCAACAATTCCTCCAAGGCGGCCTTGCCATCCTTGCTCCCCTCCACCAACGGACGCATGACGCGCATGTATTCACGGTTAAGGATAGCCATTACCTTCTGGTAGGACTGTTGATACTCCGGATTGTTATTGACCATTTCGAACTCGCTATCCGACATCTCGCTAACGAGCTTATCTATCTCGTCCCACACCGGATTACGGCTTTGGGCCTGTTGCGCAGAAGGGTTAAGCATACGTTGCTTCTGAATCTCCATCTGTTGCTGCGCTTGCTGGAGACGCTGAATGTTTGCTTCTATCTCGCTTATATTCGGATTATAAGGGTTGCTACCTAATACAGGGTCACTCCCCCCTAAAAAAACATTTGTCTGCATGATAATACTGTTAGTGGTTAAAAAAAGGAAAGCGGCAAGCGCCCCCTAGGGAGCACAAGCCACTAACTTTACCTTAAGCCGTAGGTGCCGGAGCGGATGCCGGGCATGAGCACGGATTGTAGCTAGGATAGCCTGTTACCGTAGGGGTATTTGGCAATACCAATTCTCCCGTGATCATACGGCTGGTTCTACGATCGGTGTAATTGACACTAGCCGTGAACGCCTTCTCGATCTCGCATTGAAGCAACTTGTCTTGGTAAGGACGAATCGCCGAACCTACAGCCACCTGACACCTCAATTCATCGATCTGAGCCTTCAAGACATCGAACTGGTCTCTTTGGTTCTTGTATAGACCAAAATCAGCGTCTACCTGTGACTTGTACAATCCGAAATCAGCGTCTACCTGTGACTTCCACAAGGCGAATTTCTCGGCGATATCCGTCTGGCGGTGATCGTAATCGGCTTGCATACCTGAGACTTTCAATCCCCACATTGCGTTTGTAAGCGATAACGCCTCCTCACAGCCCTTTTCCCAAGCCATGAACGCAGTCGGAGCGCCTACCCCGGAACCGCCACCGCCTCCTGTGGTCGTGTTGATGTTAACGTTCTCCGGCATACCGGCTCCCCAGCCACCGCCGAACAAGCCGCCACGGTTACGTGACACCGCCCAAGCTCCAAGAGCCGTACCAATGATACCCAATGTCAAGCCGGCGTTACCCACGCCCTTGCTTGCGTAATCCTTGTGCTCATCCTCATGGACGATCTCTTTCTCTTTAATGATTTTCTCTGCTTCCATATGTGAAGTTTTTTATGGTCATATCCGGGTTATCCCGGACACCACAAAAATCCAGAGAAGTGCCTTGCTAAATAAATATCTCCTTGCTAGCTTGTTGCGAGGTTGTTGCTAGTTCTTTGCGGAAGGGGATAAGACAAAAAAGCGCCGCCAATTTGTATTGACGACGCTTATTGTTGTTGTTTAGACCTTTCAAACCAAAGGCATATACAACGCTTAATTTTTATGGTTGGTTACTTTTTATTTCTACCAGTTCCACCTGTTTCCAATACATGCATTGTAGCGTGGTTGGACTAGATATATATTTTTTTCTATCTGAGTATTTATCAAAACTATTCCTTTCTAGGAATTCATTATACTCCTTAGCTATTTTTGGATTTTTCATATCATTCTCTTTTATATAGCATGAAATAATTTTATATGGTAGACAGGAACTCTGACAATGAATCCATGTCCGAAAATTCTTTAACCTCACTGTCCTCATGCATATTCCTCGGTTTATTTCTATTACCTTTTACTATTTTCATCATCAGATCTATAGAGTCGTTCTCATTCTCCATAGAGACCCTCACTTTATCCAAGGCCAAAGCCTCTATTGTATTGCATAACTCATCCGCAAATGATCGAGACATAAAGTATACATCCTTAAAATCTATACGTACACATGGGCTATTCAAATCCTTAGCCCTCATATAGATTTTTTTAGCTTCTGTCCTAGAACGAAGCTCTCCCCTTATCAATTCTGATATCACAATTGTCTTTTCCATGATCTTCATTCTAAATATTCATAAAAATTAAACATCCTTTCCTCTTTATATGGTATCCTTAATGCCACTATAGTTCCATCCCATTTTATATAATCAGGAAGTCCTATATATGATGTCTCTTCCTCTGACATAAGATGAAATGCTTGCCCTGACAGCAAAAAATATGTTCCTCCAAGTCCCTTAGACAACATTCTCTTGCAAGTACTTATACCATAACCACGATTCTCGGTATCTGGTAAATTTTTAGTCGATATACCCTTTCCAGCGCTTTTTAAAGCCTCCACATCGTTAGTTATACCTCCCTTGCCAGACTTAACATAACTACCCAGTATACTTATACCATTATCCGCTATGCAAATGTCTATATAACTCTTTGACGGATAATACTGAGCAAATATATAACCAAATTCACTCTCTGAATGTTCAGATATATTGTCAATCGTCTCAGTCAGCATATAAGATAAAGCCTTTCTCAACTCTCCTTCAATATTTAATTGCCTTATCATTATATTCTCTGCTACAGACAGTATATCGTTTTTTATGCTATCCTTGCTTTTACATCCCGGGAACTTTATTATAGGAATATATTTTTTCATAGAAAAATATTCCATATAATTATGAAAATCACTAACACTGTCAGCTACTACACCTCCTTCAAAATGAATAGAGTCCAGATAGCTTTTAACACTGTCCGATATATTCTTGCAAACCACATTCTTACCGCACTTATCTCTATAAAGCATAAGAGGCAATAAGAAAAATGGAGTCACAAATGCCGTATATTGGAAGTTCCATATGAAATCATCATCATCGGAATTCTCCATTTTCAGGATTATCCTGAATAGATGATTGAAGGCTTCTCCTATCCTAATATCATTTACCGCATGTGGCATATATATTTCCATAATGAAACTTTTCGTATACAACAAAGCCTCTGCCAAGGCTGGTTACTTGACGAGGCTACAAAATCACCTTTTACGCCGCAAAGGTCGCACAAAATTTTGTTATATGAAAATTTTTTCATAGACAAATCACATGCCTTACAACATAACGCACCCTCAGACCGTACCGGATAGCTCCTCTTTGACGCTCTCCACCGTCCTTCTCAGATAGTAGCTCCTCCTTATCCTGTCCGGATACAAATTACGCATTCGGTTCACGGCTTGCCTCGTCATTCCAGTCAGATCGGATATGATATTGTCGCTCAACTTGCGATCGGCCAGTATGGTTATAGCCACTCCCCGAGCGTCAACGTTCCTCTCCTTGTTGTTGCTAAACATCATTACCGGATCGGTCCCGCACTCCTTGCAGACTGTCTCTATCACTTTTTGTAAAAAATTTCCACCTTATTCATAAACTTTTTATTTCGTGGTTTGTTTTACTATCAAAGCCGGGCACAAAAAATGCACGGCAGAAAGACATATAAGAATCTTCCCGTCGTGCGTGGCATGAAAAAATAATCAAACTTCTGATCCGATTATTTAGGGAAGATTCTTTTTCTTTATCCTCCCTTTCCGGTTCGTTCTCACGAAGTCACCATCAAACTAATATAAATTATCATGAACAAAAAAACGTCAGCCCTTGTTATTCAGATAACGCATTCATTCTATTATCAGAGGTTTCCCGGGTGTGAGCCACGGAAGCCTCACCAAATCCTATAGAACCCGCCTATCCCGACATAGGGTGATAAGCCATGCTTTCCGATCCCATAACCGGCTATCGCACCGATTCCCCATCTACGGGGGGAGATCGTCTTGGTTATATACTCAGTCTTGCGATATACATCGATGTAATCGAGATTTGGCTTGTAACCCGAAATTGAAAGTCGGTAATCATCCGTCTTGTACTCCTTTTGAGTTATCGGCACCGGGACATATATAGGTTCCTTAATCGTGTCACCGTCTAATGTAATGTAGACAGGAAAAGGCTCTGGTATCGTCCGCACCAATGTCTCGTAAACAGGATACGGGATACTGTCATGGATCGTGTCGGTTATTAATACGGTATCAGATTTAGACACGACTTTATCAGTCACATCCCCCCGGATATGGTAGCCAGCCGTGAAACTGGCTACCAAGCACACTAGTATTAATATGATATGCCACGGTTTCATTTTGCGATTTCCTCAATACGGATGCGCTCAATAAGGATTTGCCTATAAGCTTCCATCGCTCCGAATTGTGCACGTAGCAATACTTGCTTTTGCGTTGACAATCCTTTGAACATATCCGTACCAAAAAACTTACCTAGCTTTTCTTGCTTATCGGATAATTCGGACAATTCTATTTGGAGACGATCCGTAAACGTCTCACAGACCTTATAAGCCTTCTCGAATGGCCCTGCTGGACTCCATGACTCGTAACCGTCTTGATACTTCACATGATAGCCAGCATTTGACTTCTCGCTTTCGTTAGGTACTCTTCCCGCTTTAAGCAATCCTTTCTCAAAAGCTTCGCCCATTGTCATAGGTTCTGCTTCAATCTGTTTTGTTCCAATATATTTTTTCATCTTATTTTACGCTTACCTCTACAGCATTAGGTCTTGTTATTGTTAAAGTAAATTCCATCCAGCTATAACATCCGACATATCAGCCTCTATCCCATTCTCGATCCGACTCATCGCTGCCACGATCCGGATCATCTGCTCACGATCGTTTACATTTATCGGATCATCAACCGGGATACCAGCATAATCTGATACGGCCTTAACGTAAGCGTCCGTATCGTTCTCGTTTTCCGGTGCCCAGCGACCGATCATCTTGCGGATCGTGTCCAAATTATAGTTGTTATAGTAGTTACGCAAGATCCGGAATATGGCACGGTAGCCATACGCCATCGTCTCAAACTGTTTGAACGACTTGTCCTTGCTAGGTCGTATCTCGCCTTGAAAGAGATCACTATTGATCCGAATGTTTCCGGGGTTGCAGTTTCGCAACCCTCTAGGTAATTTTTTCTCTGCCATTGTTATTTGATTTTATTCGTATATTTGTGACGCTTTGTTAACCTTGCTATCCTCCCTTGCGAAAGACAGGAAGCGAAAATTTATTCGGCTCCCCTATCCTTTTGGATCTGGGGAGCCTTTTTTATTCTTTGTCTTGTTATACTCATCCAAGAAATTGACCTTTCTGATAAATTTCACGGCGGCAACCCAATACAAGAAGGCTATCACCTTGTTATCCGGGAATACCTTGCCCATGTTCTTCAATACATTAGTACCATAAAACCATATCATCGCCCACGTGATCCAAGATACGAAAGCCTTGTCGTTATCCTCCGATATATCCATCATCACGCCTATCCAGAACGAGATGATTATGATCAGGAAATAGACTAGCATGTACACCCAGCTACGGATGAACTTGCTCTTCCGGAAATCCCCGTGATCCGCAGCCAACCCCCAGAACGTATCGATAAAGGCCAGCGACAGGATCACCACCAAGAAATTCTCGATCGGCGAAACGAAGTCCATCGTCGTAACAACGGCGGCTATGGCGATGGACTTTAACCAGTTCGCTAGGTCGGATATGTGGGAGATATAGCGGTACATTATATATTATTTTGTTATTTGAAAACACAATTAATTATAACATCCTCATTGGGCATTATGAATGTGTAATAATTTGACCAATTTGAATTCACATCATTAGTCCTACTTACTAAACTAACTGTACTACCATTTTTTGTTTGACCTGTAATCTCAGAGATAGTTCCTGATACAACTCTTAATGTTACTATACCTTCTTTTACCCATCTATTATTCGGGGTTGTTATCTTCCCTGCTCCTGTAATATTAATAGTAATATTATATATTTCAGATTCATTATTATCGGCATAACACGCATTCAGTAACTGATTTGCATTTAACATGTGACCCATGTCATTCGGATGTGTCGCTACACCCTCATTAACTATTGGATAGTATGTATTGTTTCCATAATAGTAATCTCCCACCAACCAAGTGTTCAATGAATTATAATTCGCTGACACATTAACAGGAATTGCGCCTTTTTTAAGACTAGCTTCAGTAATGGCATTTGCTTTTTGTTGTCCATACCAACCAACCAAAGTGTAGATATCTGCACCGGGAGCTTTACTCTTTAAGTAATCCAAATATTCTTCGGCAGAAGGTTCTAATTCTTCAGAATAGGTACTATTACCAGCTGTCACTAAAAATATAATATCAGGATTAACACTCTCAATGGTACTATCAAATACAGAGTAATCAAAGTTTACATAATTCCTTTGCCAAGAATAATCATTCATTATAGAAATGGTTGCATCTGGGGATGTTTTTTGTATTCCTCTTAATAAGTATGAGGGCAACACATTATTATCAATACTGCCGGCCATAGCTCTATTCACATACCATCCTACAGATTCTGATGGGTCATGATGTGTTTGCGAAGTCCCAATTAACAAAATTCGTTTGTATTTTAACGATTTTAGTGTTAATTCACCATTCGCTACTTGTATTTTGTATTTTTCACCTGTAACTGTATCTGTTAAAATATTTGATGATTTTGCTTCATTATTTATAAGTACATTAACAGATGTTTGTAGAGCTTCCACGGAAGCTTGAGTTGCAAGATTTGTATCAAATTCTACTACACTGTATTGAAATGTAGTAAATTGGTTTGTGGCAACAAATACACCATCTATTGTACTACTTGCGTACACATAATCGCTGTATTTTTCAGATCTACTAACCAAAAATATAAAATCATCACCCGCTGCTGTATTGCCAGATCTAATACCAACTATTTCCCCTTTATTTATTACGACATTTTTATCATAAAAATCAAATTCAGTTTCATTGTCGTTAATATAATTTGGAGACAATTCTTTAAAATTAAAAGTGTATATCCGAGGATTAACTAAGGTTTGCCTTTGATCAAATTGACCAACGACAATGTTTATTTTGACTTTTTCGGGTTCTGTTGTCCAATAGTTTCTATTTACTCCAATTTTCAACTTATTTAAAATAGAATTGTGTTCAACAGGCTTATTGAAGATGACGTAAAGTGATCTAAAGTATTCATATATTGCCAACCCAGAATCTTCTTGACCTAATGAAACGTCCTCAATATAAGGAAGTATCAAATCGGTTTTTCTAGCATATTCAAACTCAATAGGATTTATTTTAATCGCATTTTTTTCAGAATATCTGTAAATATCATTTGGAAAATATTTAAAAAAAGAATCCCAATCAAAATCAAATTCTACTCGAATATTTTTGTTATCCAATACGTAATGCAATATACCGCTAGGTCTTTGTGTTACATCGATTTCATTAAACATTTGAATATCTTCTAACGGCGCCCCTTCTTTTATATAATAGAAAACAGGATATCCGATAGAATCAGCCCAACCTTGTTGTCGCAATTCATAAGTTTCCCCACTGTATTTATACTCATACAATCTTAAATTGTAATAGCATTTTGCTATATTAATGTTATTTTCAGTCACGACAGACGAATTCAAAAATCCTTTACTTGTTATTTGATTCTTGTTTCCTTTGTATGCGGTAATATATAATTTATCATCATTTAATGGTGCATAACGATTGGTGAAATACTCTGTGTATTTATCCCAATCAAATAGTATTTTAACATGAGTGGATTTTAAATAAAATTCATAAAAGCAAGTTCCAGTTGGTATACTTTCTAATTTTTCAGAATTATAACTTATTTGTTTATTATCTTTCTTTCTTAAGAAATAAAACACTATTTGATTAGAAGAATTATTTGTTAAAAATCCCGCACGAAGTAGTGACCATTCTTCAATATCATTTGTAGTATCAAAATCACAAATACTAAGATGTTTAATACACCGGTTAATTTTATACTCTGGCAAATGATATGTACTGGTAGAATTAAATTTTATTTCTATTGGATTTTGTACTGTATTGTAATCAATGGGTTTTGATGTTACAATTATTCGTTTTCTATTACCCGGGTAATAAGTTGAAAAAAGAGTATTGTATTTAGCCCAGTCAAATAATATTTCAATCTTTATGGACTTATCATCACTATACCATTCGTAATATTGCGTATTGTTTGGTTTTGTTGTTATGTCTCTAAAATACACCTCTATTAAATTGGACGGATCATCCACATCTTCAAATAAAAAACATGGAAACGGCTGAACTACTTCTGGATTTTGCACCCATCCTTGTTGAAGAACCCAATATCGATTAGTCTTCCCATTTAAATTTATTATATTTAATAATAACATACATTCTTTATAATCGAACTCAAGTTTTTCCGGCGAAATGTATTCGAATAAACTATTTAGTCTTATATCTTTGTTTTTCGCCTCCTTCCTCAAGCTCGTCTCCCTTGCGTCCGTGCCAATCCACGGTTTCGAGGAATGGGCTTGCTTAAACTCGTATATACGCCCATCCTTTCTCACGATATCCCCCGCATTGTACACTCCTTTATCGGAGAATTCAGGGAACTCGTCTATACCGGTAGCCATGTTTGTAGAATAAGTATCCCTTATCACGTTTCCCTTGTCATCCTTCACCGCTTGTATCGCCATGTCAGCTGAGGTCTTAGGAGTCTCATAATTTACTTGGGATGACTGATCTCCCAAATGGACAGCGTCACCATCCACTTCTCCTATTCCCTCTGATACATTTTTAAAATTGCTGTTGATCTTATCGACCATCTGCGCCCCGTTATCCGGAGTCTGACCATTTCTATTATCCTTGATGGGTTGTATCGTTATAGCCATACATCTATTTTTTTATCGTTTTTTATTATTTTGCTCCGCTCTCAGGCAACATTCCTATTATCTCATCCCTTAAGCTATCCAAATCAGATTTAGTAGCGTATCCGCTAAGATCTGAAGATGTTAGAAAACCGCTGACATCCGGAATTTCCGACTTGACATCGTTTATAGAATCGCTTAACTGGGTCTTCGTGACGAAAAGCTCTATGGACTTACTGACAGAGAAGACCTTCGTATCGCTAGGCTCATAGGTCTCACCTCCCTTTACGACATCCCTCTTGTACATGAACAGGTAATCGGCTAGGTAAGAGCTGAACACATGTTCCTCATCTATATAATACCTGTCCTTATTGGACATCACGTTCTCTTTCCTAAAAAAATACTTATCCGTAGAGGCGGATGAGTATACAGTATAGTCCGATCCCATCTTGTCATCCGTAACGCTAACCGTAAGCACGTCCGGTATCCTAGGTCTTATCCCTCTTCTCATAGAAGCGTTATTTCCCATAAATCAATCCTCCCATGATAAATCTTCGTTAGTAAGCACATATCCGTTAGCGTCCACGAAATCGTCACGCAGGAACCATAGATTGGGAGAATCCGCATAGTCTTCTTCTTCGTATGGGGATCTCTCCAGCTTGACTGTATAGATATATTGTGGTGAGCCCTCCAATACTACTTGTTGCTCTGGAACGCTGGACTCGCTCCTCACGTATCTCTCCCCGTTTATCTCCACATGGCCTAGGCATAGGATATTGTTCAGCAATCTCCCCATCTCGAACGGGACTCCCCTATTATCCCCAAGGGTAAAAGTCATGTCATCGTACGGGACGCTATATAGCTCTATGAGTTTCTGGTTTTGAGTACGAAAGAACTCGTTACTCACATGCAATGACCTACCATCCGTCTTGAAACCTCCCTCTACGGCTAAGGTAAATACCCTCTTGCGATTATCCCCCGCATCGAATATGGCCTTGAACGGAACGATATTATCAGGATGGGTATATCTTATCAAGGAGCAGTCGGCAAACTCGTCAATGTCACATTTACGGAACACGACACTCTCCAAGGATTGGTACCCCGTCATTATCACGGCCTTGTAAATACCGTTGTCAAGATCCATCGTTATCATGAACTCATATAAATAGGAAGTATTGTTTATCTTGATCTTGGAGGGATTCACCCGTATATATTGCCCCGTGGAGAGATCGTATATTCGCATATAGCAGCTCACGTTACCCATCAGGCATTGCACGATGATAGGATCGTTATCCCACCCAATCCTCTGGATATACTCCACCGATCTCTCCACGGACGGGGAACTCACGTCAAAAAGGAGAGGGCAAACCTCGCTAATGCAATCTTTCAACCTCATATACGCATATAAATAAAAAGAGCCGCACCCAAAGGATACGACTCCTCCGGGAACGGCTCTTAGGCTCTGAGACAAAAGTAAGTATTATTTTTTTATAATCAAACGGTTATGTTATGTTTTTAAGGAGCAACTCATAATCTACCGTCTGACCTTTCCCGATACGCTCGGTTATATCGGACACGTATCCCACGTACGTCTTGCCGGAAAAGGAGCATGATACCCGTCCCTTATAGTTACCCGGGAACGGGGATAACCCAATTGTAGACACCTTTATCTTATCGGATCTCAACAACCTATCACTATCTTCTATGGAAATCCCTCCACGTTCCGATATGCCTTTTATGGATACATCGGCATTGCCCTCCGAGGACGTGAACATCAATCCGCTAGCGGACATACCGACGTATCCCTTGTTGGCCATCAGCATATTCCTTGGGGAATAGGCGGCGTTGAACATGGTATCGGGGAATAGAACGCCGGTTATGGGATATGATGGCTCAACGATCATTGTACGAGGGGTTAATCCACCACTTCCAAAGACGGCATCCACAATAAACACGTCATTGTCCGAATCAGTGTCCTTCGTCTCCTCATTCCTCTCAGTCACGAGGAACTCTATGCCATAAGGATCGGCACGATAAGGGCTTATCAACTTCAAGACATTGTCCGTGGCCTTTATCCCCGTGCTGAATGAGTTCGTGAAATGAAACTCGTCACGCCCGTTTATCTCGTCGTATTCCTGTTTGTCGTAACCCACTTCCACGCCGCTATAGACTACCGAACTATCTATCGTATGAGTCATGGAGTTTATCTCCGTCAATGGCAACGGATCGGTCACGGAATCATAAAAATCGCCCAGAGGCTTAAATATAACCTTTCTGTTGACATCATCTATCTCCCAGTCATAGCCTAACACGGCCTTGGCGAACTCCGTGAACTTAGAGAATGACGTATGTATCTTTGCGTCCTTGATCCCACGTATGCTCTCAGCCGCCATGATATAGGGGATCGGAATATTCCCGGTCTTTATTTCCCCGGTATAATCCTTAAGCCCTATCTTTTTAAGCAAGGATGTCAGCAAATCAGAAGCTCTAATGGCATCTATGGTTACCGGATCTCCTTTTGCGATATACGTTACGCTTATATCTTTCACGTTTAATAACGTGGCTTTCGCATATGTAATTATGCTATTGGGATAAACAAAGAATAGCATTAATTCATCACCTTCCTCTAGGTCTATGCCTCGATCGATATTAACATTTACGATTTGTCCAATACCTGAAAAGTAGGCTATATCTTCTTTGGGAAACTCTATCTCCTCTTTTTTCCTTTTACCTAAACACAAAGAAGGCATGAAATCCATGTCATAAGAATCAAGCCTCATATCAAACTTTAATATCAATCTTATACTAACCGGAGCTAAGGCTTTCACGAACGATGTCATGCTATAATAAGATAATTCTCCAACATGGGAACCTATATCAAACTGCTCAATCATCCCTTTGATAGGAAAATTAGCGTCACCGTATACCATAGGGAACTCCGTGGCAAGAGCGAACCTTATAGGATAAACATCCGGGTCTGTCTGTTCATTATCTGGGTCATTTGGATTTATAAACCAAGATACCCTATTATTAAGATATATTCTTTTATAAATCAAGCTTATTTTATTTATATCACTCACAGGGATATCAAAAGTCTGCGATTTCTGGGAGTTGATAATGGAATAGGTATCATCATCGATTGCGCTCAAGATAAGCGTATGCCCATCGTCACTATAGCTCATAAAGTCCAAAGAACAACGATACGCCTCTTTGTACGTAAGATCGTTAATTTGCCGATATATCACTATCTTTGCGGAAGATTCAATATACTTGGATAGGTATAAATCCGTCAAAAGATCATAAGCTCCTTTTACGAACTCGAACTTCTTGGCGAACTTACGATATATTCCACCAAAATCCTTTCGAGTAAAAGATAACTCGATATCATCCCAATTCTTTAGATCGTTGGTTATATCCGTCTCCTTACTGTCTATTATCAAAGAAATCTTTATCATAAGCGTATAAATAACAAGAGCCGCCCGGGGACAAATACGTCTCCGGTACGGCTCTTTGGCTCTGTCACAAAGATAATGACTATTAAGATAATATCAACTAATCAATCGTATTATCTTTCTCGATCACCCGCAAGAAATCCCTCACGCATGACACGGCCCTCATCTTGTCCATGATATACCCGTCCTCGTAATTACCCTCGCAACTCAAATTGATAAGCGTATCTATCATATCGTCCATATCCTTAGAGAACAGGCAAGTGGACATACTCTTTATCTCTCTCATCATTTCCGGGGTTATGGTCAAGTCACCAATAACCAACTCATGAGCGTGGTCAACCTTGATCTCGTTACCGTCGGCTTTCACGACGATGCTTTTAATCTCGTTCTCTTTCATATTCAATCAATCTTTTAATATTCCACAATTATTTTCAAGTCACAAAATGTTAAAGTATTGGCCGTACGCCTTTATATCGTACCTCAATAATATATGTATATCAATTAGTTTTTGTCTGATCTCTCGATCAATGGAAGAATGCCGTTTCTTTTTAGCTCCTCATATAAGAACAAGCGTCCTTTCTGAGTCCATTCGGTATTAAGGCTCACGTCCGGGCTGCCGTTGGAATGAGTGTAGTTGTGAGTGGCACTATGGACATAGCCCTTACCTAGATACTCCCCGTACAATATCCATTGCCCGTTGACTTTTCGTTGTATGCGGAGATCACGCAACAAGGCGTTGAACCTTATGGCGGTCATTCCATAATCCTGCGCTATCTGGGTGACAAGAACGGTCTTCTTGCTCTGGAGGACAAAACGGGCATACTCGCTTTGATGCTGTAGCTCCAGATTCTCAGCCTTTAAGTTTTTATTCTCCAGTGCAAGCTTCTCCTTCTCTTCCTCCGCTTTCAATGCGATCATAAGGATCTCCTTTCGAGATAGTTCTTTTCTGTTCTCTTCACAGGCGATAAAATACTTGCGGGCTTGCTTGCCTTTCTCGTTTCCTTCAACCATGGACAGCTCCTTGGCCATACCAATGGATAGAGCGTATTCTATTTGAGGTCTACCGCCTTTAGGGTTTTCGCCAAAATTGTTGAAAACTACATAATCTTGATTCTCAATAAAATCGTACTTGTCTATCCGATCTTTAATCCAATTTGAGAAATCACGCTTACTCCCTAAGAAAGCATGTAAAGCTCTTGCGTTAACCGCCTTTTTGCCATTATTTTCACTTATAGGCAACAAACTATTCAAATTTTCCATATCTTTACTTTGCGTTAAAGATTATCCATATCCCCGTTAGCGGCTCAGTCACTTCCGCTTTCGGGGATTTTACTTTGACTGATTGTAACGGTCGGGGAATCGAACCCCGACAAGGCCATCCTTCTAGTCCCTTAGATCGAGACTGTTGAAGAAATCCCTTAACCGCCTTGCTTCCTTCATCCCGAATGTCATGGTGTTGCCACCAAGTTCCGAGTGAATCCATAATTCCTTGTCCCCGTCAAAGTCCATCAACTTGACCAAGACTTCCTTTTGCTCTATAGCGGAGAACTTATTCCCGCTTAATTCTGGTGTTCTCATACGCAAAGTTTATAATTAAAAAATAATCAAACAACATCCTTATTTTAAGCACAAAACAAAACGGATAGATAACGATAGATAAGGACAGATAACGGTACCTAAAATCGCATTAATTTAGAACCATTCTAAATAATGTATTTTATTAACACTCTATATCAATGTATTTCAGATAGATAAACAATAATACCATCAGACACTAAAATCATCCTATTTCTTATTATTTCATGCAATCATTTAATTATCATTGAAATAACTCCACCAAACCCTCCGGCGATATTACCGGAGGGGCATCTACTTCCGATCCTCTCCCCGTCGTTCGAGTTATCCCGCAAGCCTTACGCAAGTCATGTCGCTAATTACACTCATGAACCTATCGTAGGTCTTTTTATTCCATTCCTTGTGATCCGGCATCCAGTCATTGAATATCTCCATGTAGACCACCTCGTGAGATCTATCCTGTACGGTAACGCATAAACCGCCCGTCTCCGGCATAACGCCTACGTTTATATGTACCGGTTTCTTTCCGATCATACACTCCAACGCAATCCTTTGCACGTTCTTCAATACTTCTATCGTTTCCATATTCCTTATATTATTAATGTATATCAATCACCCGAATAAACCCTGTTAGCATAAAGGCTAGCCATACCGACATGAGATAAGACAACACGCTTGCGATACTCGATGCGTCTAGCTTCTTCCTCTGCTAATCTCTTGGCCTTGGCCTCCTTATTCTTTATCTCTATCTTGGCGTTATCCCATGCTATAGAAAGGCACTTGCCAAAAGACCAAGAGAATTTGCGGTAACGTCTGAATAATCTCCATGCGTCTTTCATGATCTCACTCTTGTTGTATTTCTGTGTTGCCATTGTACTGTTGTTTTATTTTGATGATGCAAATATAAAGCATATAACTTTACTAGACAGGCTATATGATTTAAACAATAAAGTATTTAACTTTATTTAGTAAAGCGTATTGATTTAATCACAATAAAGCATATTACTTTTGTGGTATAAACTATTATAGATATGTACAGAATAAAAGAAATCTTAGACGAAAAAGGTATTTCAGCAAAAAACTTAGCTGAAAGAATGGGCGTAACACCTCAGTATATAAGTGGTATTATAAGAGAAAAAGGCAGTGCATCTATCAGTGTACTTTCTAATATCGCTAAAGAATTGAATGTACCTTTAGCTTCTCTATTTGACGATTACAAAAGTACACCATCAAGCAACTCTTTAAATGTAATTTGTCCTCATTGTGGCAAAGAAGTAAATATAGAACTAACCAAACCAAAAGAAAATGATTGATAGGGCTTTTTATGCTCTAAAAAATTGTATTGCAACTATAAAATAGTTACTTTTGCGCAAAGATTTAATTATGGGAACAAAAGAAAAGCTCATAGAACGCTTTAAAAAGCAGCCAAGCGATTTCACTTTTGACGAGATGGAACGCCTCTTGGCTGTTTTCGGGTACGAGAAATCTAACAAGGGTAAAACGTCTGGGTCAAGAGTGATTTATCGCAATGGCGACAAACGTCCTATCATGTTGCACAAACCCCATCCCGGAAACATAATAAAAGGGTATGCCATGAAGCAAGTATTGGATGATTTAACAGAAGCAGGATATATAAAGTAAAGGAGGTTATTATGAATACATTGACTTATAAAGGTTATATCGGGTCTGTATCTTTCAGCGAAAGGGACAATGTCTTTTTCGGGAAGATAGAGGGCATTGATGGTCTTGTTAATTTTGAGGGGGAAAGCGTGCAGGAACTTACAACGGCTTTCCACGAGGCTGTAGATGATTATCTGGCGTATTGCGAGGAAGAGGGGATTGAACCGCATAAGAGCTATTCAGGTTCATTGAACGTTCGTTTATCACCGGAACTTCATAGTAGAGTGGCTGTTCTGGCAAAGCAAGCAGGCGTTTCTATTAACGCTTTCATAAAAAAAGCCGTGGAAAAGCAAGTTGCTGTAATGTTGTGATTTGGAATAGAACATATACTTACTTTGTCATCTAATATATGCTTCAAGTCGCATAGGAGATATACTGCGTTGGCAAGGTAAGTACTACTTAAATTAAGAAATATGTTATCGAACATGTAATTTTCTCCTATACTATTTGCTTTTGTTAACACTATTATCTATCTTTGTCCCATCATTAATTAAACTAAATCAAGTCATGAAGAAAATATTGTTTGCTATAATTTGTATAGCTTTAATGGTATGCTCTTGTTCGAAGGACGATCCTTTAAATCCAATAGATACTAATTCCCCTACAGAAGGAGAATACGGTATTATCTCAGTGGTAAACAATAATCATGAAGTTCAATACGACGGTCTTGCAGGAGCGTTAATATTGGAAGATCTTATCGTGCTAATGGCAAATAAAAAAGAAGATAAGGCCATAAGGCTAGGTTTTATAGGAAAAATGTCTAATGACTCTATTAGAAATAATCTCACAGGGGAATATCTTGGCAGTTTTGATAAGAATAAGAAATCCTTGATTATAAATTATATAGACTCCAAAAAAGATCTATATATCATTGAACTTAAAAAGGATTTATATAAAAAAATGAACGGGGAAAAGACTAATCAGACATGTGTCAAAATAGGATGTAAGAATAACACAGATAAAGGCAGTTTGTTTTGCGGCAATCATCATGGCAGTTATGACTTTCAAATACAAATTCCGGGATTATAATTTATATATTTGTGATATCTAATGAAAAAAATATTTTTATTTTTAATTATTTTAAATTGCGGCATAGCACAAGCTCAATTTGAAATTGTCCCCGGTGGATTTATAAATAAAGAAAATCCATCACAAAATTACGTTGTTTTCAATTTTGATGATCAAAAAGCCAGCGACCTTTACGCTAAGGTCTTATCTTCTATCACGTCTAAATATATCTCTCCAGATGATGTGACAAGTAATATCCCTAATGAAATGATTAATTTAAGAGGTGTATACAAAGATATTTGCCAAGTAAAAGTTTTAGGAAAGAAATTTACATATACCTTGGAATGTAATCTGATCTTTAGGTTTAAGGATAATAGAATTAGAGTGGATACTCCTTCCGAGAATAAACTATATACTTATAGCGGTTATATGGAAAAGTGTTACTTGTTTTTAGGTAAGGGTAAAAACAGCACTGATCTGTATTTATTTAAAACTAATGGAGATATTAGATATAAAGAGGCTAAAGATGAAATTGAAATTTTTATCAATGGGCTAATTAACTCATTGATATATGACACAGACAATTCTAATAACAATGACGATTGGTAGCCCACCTCAAATCCCCTCCACCCAAAAGGCTCTGGAGGGGATTTTTTATCCCCCTTGCTGTCTCACGACATGAGGGGGCTTATGAAAACTAAATCAAATCATGTCTATATTTTGTTTGAGCAACCATAATAATCAAGCAACCCCTTTCTCTCTGATCATATTGGAGATAATATTGTAGATATACTCAATAAAACGATGCTTCTCAGCGATATCCAAATTAGACTCTCCGTTTTTCTTCTTATAGCTACGAATAGATATATGATATAGATAGTACAATTGATCGTATATCTTGCGCCAAACATCCTGTTGTTTCACATTATGGGCGGAAGAGTATCTATTAACCATCTGTCTGATCTTATCTCTTAAACTCATTTCCGGTATCTTTTCCGTTGAAACAGGAATAGCCAAAAGGAGTTTTCCATTTTCTTCTCGTTCTTGTTCTATCGCTTCTATTCGTTTTTCCACATTGGATATCCTGTTCTCATATTCCAAGTTGATGTTAGCTTGCATGGCAAACATCTGTGCGGATGAAAGAGGTTTGCTTTGCTCTTTCAACGCTTTCTCCATTTCTTCGAAAGCGTCATAAAAATCATTCTTAAACCTTAGAGCCTTAATCCCGTTATATCCCATAACAAGGATAGAGAATCCTTTTCTATTCATAATGTATACAGGATTACTTTTCCCGGTAGAATCCTCATAAGTATCTATAACAAAGGCTAAACTCATTTTTGAGTTTAGTTCTTTATCCTCTGTATTAAGTAGTTTTTCTATGTCACGAATAACATTGGCATGTCTTTTCCCAAACTTCTCTGCCACTAGCAAGCTATTAGTAACAACTTGCCCATTATTGCCTTTAAATACTAAACTATCCATATTATTAAGTTTTTTTAGCTATTAAAAATATTCTATATTGCTTGATTAGAATGTTCCCCTACAATTCCCTTCTTTTCTCTCCATTCGTCAGTCATGCATAGGGTGAATGCACATAAATCAAATCCTTTTTTAATATAAGATGAGAAATCTACAAATACAAAGTATGGCATATAAGTAATACCATTTTCCTTAGATACAAAATCCTTAAACATACTTTGCTCCAGATATTCATCTATATCTGAATCGTAATCAGAAGAACCATTAATGCTGCGCAAATAACTATTTGCATTAAAGAATCCGTCACTTGTCCGCTGGGCAACATTAAAATCACCCATTTTCCGGATCATCTCTTGATTCGTCTTCATGAGCCTATTTTATTTATTAACAAGCTTCCTTATTTCCTAAGAACTTATTCACGAAGTAAACTTGCCCTTTTCCGGTGACCTTCGGCGTGATAGTAGTATGCAGTACCCCGTTATCCCCTGATCTTACGCCTTTCTTCAACTCGAACAAGCCTTGCTCTACGTATTGCTGGTTAGGGATATTGTATCTCTCACCATGCTTTCCGAGATATCCGTTGTCACGCATCCATGCGAACAACCTTTTCTCCCCAATAGAATATCCGTTTTGAGCGATCAGCTTGGCGAGCTCACCGATCAGGCAGGAACTGTTCGCTGATTGAACGGCCTTCGTGAAAGCCACGGCGGGAGCGGCCTCTGTTACTTTCCGCTCGGCCTCGATACGCTTTTGTTGTTCCTCTTTAAGGTTTGTGGCCAACTGGATCAAGAAATCGGGCGAGGCCAAGGCTTTCTCCAGTGTATCGTTTGTCATATACGCCCCATGTTTACGGATGGAAGGGAGAACCTCTCCGCATACCCAGTCTTGGAATGGTTCGGCTTGCGGCTTGTCGGATCGCATGATTACCTTGTAGAGGTTCTGCTCATTAATAAAAGTCAACGTAACTTCTTGCTCTGTTGTGATACCATATTGATTAGTAGTCTTTGAGACCCCGTCGGTCAAAACTACCCCCTCTGGTTTTAATCTTGATTTGCAGTCTCTTGGATTTTTTATTTCCAAAACCCGGCAAACGTCCACAAGGCAGAATAAAGGATTCTCACTTGTCCCGGCTACTCTCACTTCACCGAAACGATCGTTCTCAAAAATTTTAATTGCTTCCATATCTTAAAATTTTAATTGTTCAAAATATTTTCTCCCGCAATTTTAGCCATAAGATCAAAACGACTTTGTTATTTTGATTACTTCGGCACCTCTTAATGAAAAAACCTCCCCGACACGAGCCACAACACATCGTATCAAGGAGGCTGTTAGCGACCGCTGTCGCCCAAAATCTTCCTAGCCTGTCGTGGTAGGCTGACCAGTAAAAACAAAAAGAGCCACACCCCATAGACGTGACTCTATCGGGTATGGCTCTAAGGCTCTACTGTCTTCTTGTATGTCCAGCAAATATAATAAAAGGATTCGGTATATCAAAAACTATTCCCGCATTTTTCTTCGCTTATACTCTTGAAAAGCAGCGTCATCGTTAGATCTCTTGATAGTTCTCCCTAAATCATAAATAGCGGCTTCAATCCTTTGGTTCGCTCTGATTATCCCTTCAGTGTCAAAATTATTGACGATCTGAACCGGCTCGCCTTTCTTATTGTGGGTAAGCCAATACGTGTTATCCACGAAGCGGCTAAGGAAAGCCGGATCATTGAGATCTGGAACAACCTCGGCTCCCGCCGGCAATGACAGCAAGGTGGGCTTATCCGGGGTAATGTACGCCTTATCGCCTACCAATACCGCCTCACTACGGCCTCCATCGCCAACGATAGCCAGACCACCGGGGTGATTGTCGGTACCATGGGCGTATTTGGGGATGGGTTGGGCTATGATCGTGGCGAGTTGTACGGCTCCCATCGCCCCTACTAGTGCCGCTAGGACGAAATCAGGTAAAGCTTTAGTGACAGCTAGAGATGTGGCAGCTATTGTCTGGGCTATATCCATCGCCTTCTGGAACTTCGCCTGTCTAGTCTGCAACTCAGCTTTTTTCTTTTCCAGTTCCTTGTTCTTGCGGCTGGTCTCTTCCTCCGCCGCACGCTTGCGGGCCTCGGCCTCCTCTGTCGTTATTATATCTTTCTCGGCAAGAGCGTCTATAGTCTCAACCTTAGCGTCATACTCCTCTTGGTTGGCCTCTATTTCCGCATCTACATTATCTATTTGACGCTGGAATAATGAATTACCGATTGATATGATAGCAGAGATCGATTCTTGTATCAAGCGCTTTTTAGCCTGTTCTACTTTTTTTCGTTCCTCTTCCTCTCGTTTGGCATCCTCTATGATTTTATCACTGGTCTCTTTCGATAACTGAACACGGAGGCGAGCGATCTCCTTCTCTTTCTCTAACCTCTCATCGCCTTCAAACAAATACAGATTTGATTCAAGTATACTTAATTGACTTTGTAATGACTCCATAGCATACTGATGCTCCAGATCCGATTTCTGTTTCTCGTACTCTTTTTTCTTGATAATCCCTTGCTCATATTGTTTAGTCAAGGCATTAAGCTCTTCGTTTATCTCTATCTGTCTTTGAGAAAGGAGTATCTCGTTCTGAGACTGCTCCGTAGACATAAGACTTTTTCCGTAATCATTGTATAGAGTCTCTATTTGCTTTAGATACTTTTCCTCTATCAACGCCCTGTCTTGGCCTGTTTTGTCCGCCTCTCTTAATTCTTTATCCTTTTGTAGTTGCAATATATCCAAGCGAGCGTCAAGCTCTTGCAAACTTCCCTTTTCCGCAATCGCAAGACGATTTTGAGCCTCCTCATTAGCCCTTTGCTCCGAGATCTTACGGTCGAATTCCGCCAACTTCTTGCTTCTCTCAGCCTCAATAGCCTCGATTTGCTCATTAACCCTTACGCCCTTCGTCTTTACGTCGTCGATACGCTTTTGGAAAGATTGCTCCAAGAGAAGACGGTCTTTCTTATACCCCTCATCCATCACATTAAGACGGGCCTCCTGAATATTCCGTTCGGCCTCCATCTCTAATTTCTCCCTACGCTTGGCCTCTCGTTCTATTTGCTCCTGCTGTCGTTTAAGTTTCTCCTCGTTAGAGTATAGTTGAATATCGGAATTGCCTAATATTTTATTTTCTTCCTCTCTCAATTTAAGCATAGCATTCAGATATATGTTTCCCGCCTTTTCAGCCTCCTTACCTTCCTTTTCTATAGAATCAGCCGCTTTGCCGGCTTTAGCTAAAGCTTCATCTGACGTATTGTAAAAGACTTCAAATCTATCAGTCAAAAATAATAGAGATTGAGCTGTTGGATCTAATACCTTTGTAAGATCAAACCTATCCCAAAACGTAGGATTTTTTCTTCTGTTTTCAGCCTCGATTTCCTTTTGTAACGCTTCTGTGTATTTTTCTTGAGCTAATTTTTGCGCAGCTGCCGCTTGTGCCCTTAATGACATAGCATTAATAAAGGCCTCCGTATTATCTACTAGCAGATTCTCTGCGTCATTAACATCCGTAACTGACACATCTAATTTCTTAAACTCAGAGGCGTTATCAATGATAAACTGCTTCTGCTTATTGAGATTATCTCCTAAATTATTCCATTCCGCTTGCAGGTTGCGTAATGTTACAAGATTCTCCCCATATGATGATGTCGAGTTCTTTAAAGCCTTGGCATAATCCCCGGTGGATGAACTCAAGTCTCTCTGGGCTTCCGAAGCGGCCTTAGCCGAGCTAGAGGATGACAATAAGTTTTTACCCCACTCAAAGATATCCTTACCATATACGGTAAGTAGAGTTATACCAACCGACAACAAGGTATTCAAAGACAAAGCAGACTTAGCTATTTGCTTCCACACGGGAACACCTTTCAGTCCCTCCTCCCGTAAGGCGGCGTTCTCCTTCCTTATCCGAGATATTTGGTCTACCAATATAGGGATATTGTTAGAGATAGCGAGAAAGCCGGTCTGGAGCGATACCGAGAATGCTGGAAACTCACGGGTTAATTGATTGATTGCGTTTCCCATTCCATCCCAAGTGGAGACATAATTACCCACGTTTCTCTGATGCTGTCCCAGACTTTTATCAACAGATTTTACCTGAGTGTCCAAAGCCGCTATATTCTTTTGCAACTCTACTCCTAACTTGCTGTTAGCGGCTTCCGTGGAAAGCATCCGATACGCCTTTCTCAGCCTCTCCAATTGCAACGATTGCTCTTGATAACTATCGTTGGCCGAGTTGATCATTTTTGTCTCATTCGTAAGAATGTTCAACAGCTCTCTCAAGGATTCTCGATGAAGCAATTCAGACCTTACCAGATCCTGCCTCTTTTGCACGGCATCTTTAGTTGAGATAGCCCCGCTTTTCTCCATTTTATTCAATTGGCTTTTCTCCTTGGATAGTTGGGCCAATATCGTCCTTTCTTGAGCGACCCTGCGTATATTCTCCTCCCTAGATCCCAATGTCTGGTCAATGAGTCCCTTCAATTCCAGACTTATGACAACCTCTTGCTGCTTGGCTTTCATGTTCTCCGAGATAGCGTTTGATTCCTTGGCTATGGAAGAGGATGATTGATCTAAACTATTTTGAACTTTCCCAGCCGCTTCCGCATATCTCTTGTTAACCTCTATCAGCTCATCAATCTTTCTCTTGTACTGGTCATTGGTCTTATTGAGAGTGTCAATCGTGCTTTTAAGCGCTGATACATTTTTCTTGTACTCCTCGATCTTGGCGTTCAACTCTGACAAGCTTGAGGGATTTATCGTCAACCCTTTCCCTATCTCTTTTACCAACCCGATATAGACATTCTGCGTATCCGCTAATTTCCTATCCAGACGCTCCAGTTGATCAAACGCCTCTTTCCCTACTATATCAGTGATCTTAGTCTCGTTTCCCGCCATAATTCCTCATGTCCTCTAATTGGTTAAACATAATCCTTATCATATTCCCGTACTCGGCAGCGGTGAACGTGCCAGGATCGATACGCATCTTGAAATAGGTGGACACGATCATTCTCTCACGGGTGAAATCTTTATCCTTGGGGTCTACCACCTTAGACTTGTTCCTATCCAGAACGCTCAGGTTATATTTCACCTGTGACATCTTGGACTGGATTCTCTTTTTAGCGACGATCAGATCTTGCTCTCCCGGCTCTTCCGGCATGCGGATACCTACCCTGCCAAGAATATCCGAAGCGTCAGCGTACATCATAGCGTCTATCAAATGATCCGCTGACTCCAACAGGATAAGCTTGATATTACAATCCACCGCCCTTGACCGATCCTCTATCTCGATAGCGATATTCTTGTTCCCGGTTATAACGGAATACTCGTCAATAAGCCCCATCGCCGCTTTCCTTAACTCCCCATCGGTGGGCTTGGTCCTCCCTCCTTTTATAAGGGCGTTAAGATTTCCCTTGTACATCTCGATGAACTTGCATAGAGGTATCTCATCGCATGTCGTGTAATATGATCCCATAAAATTAGCTTTAATCATAAACAAAAAGAGCCACACCCCATAGACGTGACTCTATCGGGTATGGCTCTTAGGCTCTAAATTATCTGTTTTATATTATCCCCAAATATAGGAATAATAAACTATCATGCATCTATTTAAGGATAAAAAAACGACCCGAACACAAATTCGGATCGTCTCCTTCACTAAAGACGAACAAAGAAATCAATCCTTGCTCCAATTTCCGTAGCAATCTTGGCTATAGCCCTCTCTTTCCAAGGTATCATGCGCTTCTTGAATGTCATGTTCCCTAAAGCATTCATTAGGGTAAGAAGTCCCATACTCGCCACCGTTCTCTATAACATCCATAGCTTCATCTACATCATAAGGTCTCATAGGTTCTAATTTTTAAAGTTAACATCACAATGTTACGAAATCATATGACAAAACACAAGAATCCTAGGATGTTTGACAACATTGTCATACATCATACCCCTGCCGGTGACACGAAGTCCATCGCCGTGACAACGGCGGCTATGGCGATAGACTTTAACCAGTTTGCGAGGTCGGATATGTAGGAGAAGCGGTACATAACACATATTTAATACTTATAATATAGTTTTATGGAATTTAAAAATCTTGTAGCAATAAAATCATGGCCAATATTACCGGGATGTCCATTAAGTACACTTGACATAACATCAGACTTATTCCATTCTGTACCATCCGATTTAGGAGGAATTGGTGATAATATAGCACTATATATATTATTTTGAGTACCAGTATTAACACCTATATAAGAGAATGGAGTATGATAATGATTTGCTATATTCTTCAATACCTCATTTTTTGAACTAATACTGTTAGTAGGAGCTTCAACAGAAAACATAGAGGAAACAAACACAGGTATATTATTTTTACCAGATAATATGTGATTATCAAGCAAATCAATAGCCTGTGTGTCAAAATCATCCCATTCTTTTACATTTTCTCCAACCCTAAATACAACGCAATCAAAATCAATATCTTGTATATAATCTAATTTGCTTTTTTCGAAACCGTGAGTATTACCTTCCCAAGGTACAATGTTGATTATTCCTGCTATTTCCGCATTAGGGATAATAGATTTAATCATGGTATCAATTCTATGCACAAAATCTTTTTCCTTTGTTTCAGCAGCCATACCCCATGCCTCAGTAGGTGTCCAACCTTTTGATTCATCTGGAATATGAGATACAAACGAATTTCCAAGATATAATATTTTCTTGCAAGATATTTTACTTGCTGATATTTGACCAGAGTCAGATACTGATAGTATAAATCTATCACCATTTGGCGATACAATTAAATTAGGCGAATTGGCGTTACTTAAATAATTTATTTTTTCCTTTATATTGAAATTCTCTAACTCCGTAAGTCTTTTATCCAAATTAGTATCACCTATAAATGAACCCTCTCCGTCTAAGCCCATATACATTCTTCCTATATAGACCGTCACATCACCTGCTTGTAGAGGTGTAAAAATTCCCAAAGCACCTACTTTTGCATTTTTAAGTGATTCAGTAACTTCTATATCCTTAAATTCAAGAACATTATATCCTCTATACATAGTAGTTACACCTTCTACAACTTGATTTGCTACCAATTTTCTAAAATTTGCATAAACACCGTCTATATAAACTTCTGCTAAAATCTTAATCTTTTGTCCAACTTTTACCCAATTTGGAATGTATTGCATAAATATTCGACAATCTTTAATATCTTCTCCACCACTATATTTGAACATATTACCTTCATAGTTGAATATAGTATTTTCAGCAAGTTCCGCATTATATGTTCCAACGGAAACATCACTATTGACATCTGTAGGTGAAGTAAGGAAGTTATGAGAATTATTAACTTTCAATGAGTTCAATTTATTAGTGATATCTTTCGTAGTATCATCTAATGAATTTAATCTTTTGTATATATTGTAATCACCCAGTGAGCTTCCATTAGTATCATATCCAATATAAACTCTTCCTATTGTAATTTTACATGGATAGGCAAATGTTTGAATAGGAAAAAATAATACAACAGAAGAATATATGGCATCTTTCATGGATTGAGTAACTTCTATACTATCAGATTTATATACAGAATACCCATTTACTATTTTTTTTTCATTCAGTCTGCTGGAGCTTCCTGCTTTTAAAACACTAAAATTGACGTAATATTTATCTGGGATATCCTCTGCAAAAACTTCAGCAACAACTTTAATCATAGATCCAACTCTTACGTCATCAGGAAGTTTTTGTAATATTATACGACAATCTACCACATCGCTATCTGTACCATGAAATTTGCAAACATTGCCATTATAATTAAATACAGTATTCTCTTCAACTACTCCATTTAAAATATTACAGTTGCTATCAACAATATTAAATGTATCTCTAATAAAGTTATATGAACCTAAAATATTAGTTTTATTTTCTATATCTAATGATTGTTCTGTGTTTTTTAAATATAGATTTTGTATATTATTGTATATATTATTATCTCCTATGATAGAACCATAATTATCGTACCCAATATATACTCTACCAACCTCTATTGAAGCAGGTTCCACATATCTTATTATAAAAATTCCTATAGATTTTATCTCTTGTGAATATATTATCTCTGCTTGATATTTATATATTCCATCCTTATTATATTCTTTCGAAGTATGATTTGTTACATTTTCATTGTTAGTAATAATTCTGATTTGATTATTACCTCCTTCTGGAGTTCCTTTTACACTAATTTCTGCTATAATCTTAATTTTTCTTCCATATTCAACATATTCTGGAATATTATTCAATATATACCTAAAATCAAGTAATCCTGAATCACTATTTTCAAAGTAAACAGATTTACCGACATAATCAAATGTATTATTATCTTTAATTATACCATTAGGCGTTATAGTTATATTCTCATCTTTAGTTATGTCATAACAATCTTTAATGAAATTAGTACTTCCTAAAACGATAAATTTGTCCGTAACATTACTTACCTCCCCCCTCAAGCTCGTCTCCCTCGCGTCCGTGCCAATCCACGCCCCCGCCTCATGATCAGCCGTGAACTCGTACAAGAGACCGCCGTAATTAACGATATCGCCTTTTACGTAGGGCTTGGTATCGGAGAAGACTGGGTACGTGTCTAGGCCTATATTCTTGGTCATGCTTTCCTCTGCGGCAGCTATAGACTCCAGCGCTTCGTCTTTCGCCTCCTTTATTTTACCAATATCCATTCCAGCCAATTTATAATCAAGACGCTTCCCGTCTTTATCATATACGGCACTCTCAGGAGTCAAGTTAGCCACCGGATTCCCGTTAATATCCCTGTGTTGATATATAGTAACATTTTTTTTAGCCATATCTTATTGTCTTTAATAATATCTCATAGATAATGAATATACTCAACGATCTTTCCCTTTGATTCTATAGCGTTCATAGGTTCGAAGACAAACGTGCCATCCGCTTTACGGATAAGCACGTAAATGCGTTTATCGGAAACGGCCATCTTGATAGCCAGCCTCCTTATGTTCTCGTATGTGGCCATCGCCCTGTTCTGCGAGGCGCAATTGCACGGCTTTATCATTTGAACCCGTATTTCTTGAATAACTTATCCAACGCGGGAACAACCCGCTCCTCAATCAAATAAGCCCTAGCCTCCGGGGTTAAACCTAGATGACCGGGGCCGTATTTCTTCTCTAAAGCGTCGTCACCGGCATAGAAACCGATGGATCTCGTGACTATCTTGCCACCATCCTTGCCGCCTTGCACGATCGGCGTTATACTGGCGTGGTAATCGCCTCGTATGATAAGGTTGGGGGTGTTAGGGTCCCGTGGCGGCAGATGGAGTATGTCGGAGGACCTAGGCGGGGTTATGCTTTCCTTCATCGCCTTGTACCATCTGGCCTTGGCCCTCGCCGCCTTCGGGGTCTTCGTGGTCTCCACGAAATACGGGTCATCCAGATAGGTGGGGCTCAAAGGCTCCTTGTTCTCGTCTAGCCCGGACATGAGTTGATCAGTGATCAAGTCATGGATCAATCCCTCGCTCTCCCTCAAGCTGTTCGTAACCTCCGGCCAGAAGTTCTTCTCCAGCGTCCTCACGGCGTTCGCCACTCCCGCTATTGTCCCCATGGTTCCTCTCCATTATATCATAAGCGTCACCTAATATCCTCCTTCGATCCGCCATTCCCCGGTCGAGGAAGAAAGATCCCTCGTGAGCCTTCACGAAAGCCTTCCTTCCCATACCGAGACAAGCCTCATCATTGAACGATACCCCGTTTATGACCATTGCTCTATACCTTTAACATCCTCGGCGTATAACTCCGACGGTCTCTTGAGAGTCGGGGTTCCACTAGAGGAAGAGGTTAACGACAATGTCCCATCATCGGGATTATACGTGGCGGCTGTCACGTTATTCCAAACGGAGGAGGCACCTAATAGCGCACCGTACATCTCTGTCAAGTCAAAACCGCCATAATGCTCCACGACCTTGTACTTATTCTCGCCTGTAGCCAATTTCTTGACATCCACCCAGACCAATCCCTTCGCATCGTCCAAGATATCGATATCGCTGGTGAAAGATATGGCGTTCATCCAAGCTTTCTCAACGTCCTTGTAAACAAGGTTGATCGTAAGCGAGGCGTTCTCTCCGGAACTCTTGAACCTCTGTCCACCCGGATAAACGGCACCGAGCTCATATCCCCTGAAATCACCTTCCGTATCGGTCTTCTCTCCATATACGACATTATTCTTGTCGATGAAGATCACCCTCATGCTCTCGTTCTTGAGCTTCATGAGATTGGTTCGCAAGCCCTCGTCATAATCGTTCATCGTGTAAGTCTCGACAAGCTCGCTATAACCCGTGATCTTGGACGAGCCATAACCGGTAGCCGATGTCTGCGCCTCGCCTCCGGATGTGGCGTACTCAGCGATCGTCGAGATCGGATAGACACGGTTCGGACGGTCGGCGTGGGCGTACTCTCCCAGCTTCGTGTCAAAATCGGATATCTTGAACGTCATACCTACCGGAGTGAGTATGATCGCCTTGATATAGTCTGGAACGAACGGACACTTGCTCGTGCCGGTATTGAAAATCTCGGAACCGCAGTCCCTGAACATTTTTACTGCCATAATTATCTACATGTTATATTTTTTACATTTAATCTTAAATCCTTAATATCAATAGCGTCTATGCGATCGTCGAACTCGCTTTTCCCCTCGCCATACACGCCAGCCCTTCCATACCTGAAATTATCGGTCTTCACATGGGATACTATCGCCCCGGGGCCTATATCAAACTTGCGATCGTTGGATATCCTCCTTATAAGGCTGTCATATACCGGATACAACGTAGCCTTGAAGGACTTCTCCAATCGCTCCTCATTGGTATAATTCCCCAACGTATTCACGGCTATTATCAAGGAAAGGCTCACGGACGTTAAGGAAGGGTTGGACTTGTCCTCGTCGAACGGGGAATATAACCCTATCATAGGATATTTCCTTCCCGCCGTTACGGGTGCCTTCCCCATGGCGGAAAGCGTCTTGGCCATATATTGCCAATCACCGAATTGGTAATTGACCATATACCCAACGTCTTTTGAAACGCCAGCGACGATATCCCTGAATATATCCACCAAGACATTCATATATTCATCTCATTTATATGGGTCAATATATTCCTGTCAATATCCATGTCCTCCTTGAAAGACTCCCTTATGCGATCCGATATCCCGATGTTGATATCCACCATATTATTCCAAGCTTGGGCCATCATCCTTGAGGTATGCGCCAATATCCGCCTCACCTCCACGTCATCGGACGTGGAGGATACGGATATTAGCGTCTCGTTTCTCTGGTAATGAAAATAGACATACATAGCCATGGGAGACCTATTCGATCTCAATATCCCTAGGATATAATCAAACATGTCGTTTCCCTTCCTGCCATTATCGGCGTAATCGACGAATGAGTCATAATATCCTCCCATGAGCGAGACGAGGTACTCGTCCCCGTAGGTCTCGATATACCATACCACGTTCTCCGATATGGCATTGGAAGCCTCATTGGAGAATCCCCCGTCCTCCGGTATCACGAGTCCCTGTATCCTAAGGTCTCCCTTGAAGTACGCATTGTCTATTATCATCGCTATTTATCTTTATCAAGTGACATTTTCGAGTCCCCGAAGACGGATGTCTTGGTATCCGTGTCCGGGATACTCTTTCTTGTCCCAACCGGGGTCTTTGAGGATATATCGATCATGCCAAGCTCCTTTCGTATGGAATTCTCCTGAATGACCTTGTCGACCTCCATCTCCTCACCCGTTATAATTATAGAAACCCTCATGTTATTATGTATTAAGAGGATTTCTTGATAGCGGTCAATACGTCGGATAACTTGCCATAGGCGAACGCCCACGGGTTGTATACCGGCATGATAACCTCCTCGTCCACGATCACCGCCGTCTGGTTTTTCAATCGGCTCTCGATATCATCGGCGAACTCGATATTGATAGAGGTATAATCCACCAAGGAGGCCCCGTTAACCATATCCCCGACGAAATAATACCCCGGCATGATACAAGTGGTCTCGACAACGGGTCTTCCGGCCACGTACTTCACGCCGTTCACCAACGTCACGAGATTCAAATCCCGCCCCGACGTGTCCTTCAAGGTCTCGATCTCAAACAAGGTGGATGGGTTCATGGCGATCATATTCGGGGTATACTCAGCGTACGTCATGACACCGAAGATAGCCTTGACAGCGTCCCCTAGGTTCGGGGATGCGACGGTGTTGAAGAAATTATTCTTAACCTCGAAGGTAGCGGCGGTGAATACGCCGGAAGCCGTGAAAGCCACCTCTACCATGATCTCCCGATCGTTCATCTTATGGATATCGAAAGTTCCGTTCAGGTCCGTGAATGTGGTTACGCCCTCGATCTTGATCTTCTGGCCGTCAACGATCTTGTCCTGCGGGTTGGTAAACTCCACGATAGTGGCTTTTCCGCCATTGTAGCTTCTCGCTCCCTTGATAGATCCGGCCTCTCCGCTGACAACCGCGTCGGTTATGATATCGGATACGCATTTAACGCCATCGTATTTGGTGATACCCTTCAGGTTATCCCCCGTTCCATCGCCGAACATGATCTGGAAATCCTCGGCCATCCTCACCCAAGAGGATAAGCGATTGATCAACCATGAGCGGACATATACCCTAGACTTGAGCAATCTCTTGGACAAATAAAGGAAGGTACCGACACGCTTAACCTCCGAGCTCTCCTCCTTTAACTTGAAGGATGATTGGGATAACCGCCCGTTCTCGGACACGAAAGTGGCGTTACGATCCAAGTCGTAGATCAACTGCCATGTCAACATCGGGAAGGCAGGATCACCCTGATCGACGCTCATGAGATTACGGAAATTGATCTTTTTCTCGCTTACCTGCGTAACGACCCTGTTTTGCTGCTGACTGATCAAGATATTGCCCGTATAACTATCCGTCATACTGACCACGTCCTTCAAATCCAAATGGAAATTCCCGGAGGACTTCGTCTTACCATCTACATATTGCTTGAATTTCTCAGAGTCAAGGAACTCATTGATACTTTTCTCAAGAGGGCTATCCCCCCCCAAGGTGATGCCACGCCCCTTCATTTGCTCAATCTCCTTGCCCATGGACTTGATGATATCACGAATCTCCGTGACTTCCTTATTGTTATTACCGGAACCTAGAGATTTAAGCTTCTCGCTAATCCCGGACATCGTCTCCTCGTACTCCTTCCTGTCTATGACATTAGATCCGTAATCCTCCAGACACTTGTTGACCATCTTCTCGATAGTCCCAAGCGTTTGTTTCTCCTCGTCACTCAACTCACTCTCCTTCTTGGCGAAACCGGAGAAGGACAATACCGGCGCAACCGCCAAGGCATAGGCCGGATCGCCCACGCATGCGATAACGGCAAAAACCACCAAGGTCAACGCCATGATAGCGAGACCTCCTAAATTCTCATAAAAACCTTTCTTCAACATAAATAAATTAATTAATTGTTATTAATAAGATCACCTATAGACCCTAAAGTGCATCTAGCGGCTTTATGTTTCTCTATCTGAGTGGAGTCTTCCGGCTCAGATATAAGGGTGTTGCTTCTATATATTCTGGAATAACATTTAGGGCAGCGGACATAAGAGGCGAAATCATCAACGGATTTCTTGGAGTTGATTATCTCCAAGATACGGTCTTGCAACTCCGGCTTGATCTTTTCCATCTCCTGATATACCACATCCTCCGTTATCCATCGTGAATAGTCACCGACGGCATCGATCACTTGGCTCTCCAACGTGTGTTCCGGTACTGACCCATAATCGAAAGCCAGCCCGCAATGAGGGCACTGTACTATATTAGATCCGATCAACGCTTTCTCTACGATAGATATGTTAGCCTCAAGAGCCTTGAGCTTATCTCCGCTATATCTCTTATTTAAAGCGTCACGCATCATATTTATATGATCTCTCAAGTCACCACCCCTCAATTCCTTTATATCCATCAAGAATGTCTGAGGATTAGCCCCCCAATGGGTCAGCGTGCTATACTCGCCCAAGAACCACTCCTTAACGATAGCCGGGTTATTGGAATCCCGCTTCACGGCCCTAACGCCCACGGAATGCTCCAAGGTCTTGCCATGATCCCTGTATAGCTTGTAATCCTCCAGCGTCTCTACGCCTATCTGCTTCTTTAGATTGATCTGCCCGGTCATGACCAGATTGCCATCCTCCTCCACTCCCTCTATAGGGCAGCCAAGAAGCTTGGTCTTGTCATGGTTGAGAAACCACTTGCACCTGTTGAAATTCTCTTGGAGCGTCTTGGAGAAAGAACCGGGAGACGATATATCGCCGTCGCTGTCCTTTATCCCGATACCATTAACGGCCACCTTGACTATTCCTTTCTCATCCACGTCCGTGGACTTGGTCTTAAATAATATGCTTCTATACGGTTCCATGTCGGTATAAATAAAAAGAGCCATACCCCGCAGGATACGACTCCCGCCGGGTATGGCTCTTAGGCTCTAATTTCTTTATTTGTTATGTCCTACAAATATAGGGTTAATATATTAAAAAGCAAAACTATAGAATCATTTTTTATCATCATCAACATCACCCCTATCGTCATCGCCCTCGTCGGACGGTTTTTTGTTATCAGAAGTCCCTCCAGAAGAGGATGAGACGCTCCTTGATGGACCGCCAGACCTAGCTAAGGATATGATCTCCTTGACCAAGGCCAATTCCTCGGTAGACATATCGTAAACCAACTTGTCATACAAGGGGTTCCCTACCTTGCTCTCCCCTATCTGCGCTCTCCAGTCATTCAACGTCAATACGCCTCCCATGAATTCCTTCTGGCATTTCTCCGATACGATACGCCTCTTCTCTACCATACCCTTATCACGTACTTGCAATACGCTTACGCCACTAAAATCCACGTCTATATACATGCCGGACTTATCAAGGCCAAGAAAGGAGGTCATCGATCGGCAGAATTTCCGGGCCTCAGGAATAACGATATTGGAATAAACGGAGATCTCGGCGATATCCTGATTGTCGTACTTGGCCATATCCTTGCGTGGAATCAGCACTGAAGGTATACCATATATACCGGCTATCTGTATAGCGTCCGCCAAAGTCTCCTCGAAAGGCATAAGTTCTTGAATGGACATGTTTATCCTCACGAACTCCGTAGGGACATCCACTATGCTCATCTGGGACCTGTCATTAGTCAACCCATAATTGTCATTCCACTCCTTCCTTATGTTTCTCTTCTCCTTGTCGGTGAGAGGAAGGGAACCATCAGCGTCATATTTCTTGCTTATCAGCAATCCCAAGGCCCCCCTTTTTACGTATATGACATTCCTTGCCTCGTACACGGCGACCAAGTTGGCGATAGGATAACGTTGGGTCTCCAACCTGCTACGTCCCTTTAGATATGAGCTATTCAATCGCATATTTATATCCTTATAGTGGATGACCAGAGACGGGTCTATATCCATAAGCCCCGAGTTGGTGGAAATACGATAGCTGTTGATTATATCCTCCTTTGTTGACGGCTGGAACAAGGGAATGGACATCGGGCTGTTTATCACGACCTGATCACTTGGCAAGACCCAATAGGTATCGCACCATTTCCATAGCTCCTTAGGCTTTATCCTCCCTACAGACGGGGAGGCCTGCCAGAATCCATTACCTGTCACATACTTATAGACAAAGAACATCTTAACCAAATCCTCGAACGAGAACAAAGGGTTAGGATCGCTAAAAAAACGGTTCATCTCCTCGTTATTGAACACCACGGAATCATCCTTCGCCAATTTTAATTGATAATTGCCGCCCGCTATCCTACTAGCCAAGAAATCCACGGGGAAAAAGACCTCTCCCATGGTCTCGAAAGCCTCGATAAAATTCCCGGAACAGGTATAGGGGCTGAACACCCCCAGATAACCGGACAAATCCACGAGTCCTCTCGACCTTGGAGGACGATCGGGCACATTCGCCACCTTATCCTCTTTCCTGAAAAAATCAAACAAACCCATAATATATTCGTTTTAAATATTGTTTCGTACCAAAATCTCCGCTATAGCGGATAGGCAACACAGCGACTCCCCTCCATCCTTGCCCCCATAATCTAGCATATTCTCGACAAACGACAGATAATCATCCTTCTCCTCGTAATTGTCGAGAAAATAAAATCGATCTCTCACGGTCTCCGAATGGGCGGATATCCTCAATCTTGCATCGGAAGCCCTCTTCCTTATCCTTATATCGCACTCCCCGCTCTCCCTTATCTCCCTAGCTACAGGGAAATAAGCCTTGTCGCTCTCAAACACGACATCCCCCCATCCTATAGGGCGCAAGAAATCCCTTAGAACTCCAGCCTCCGTGATATCCCTCAACGAGGCATCCAGAACGTACGCCTTCCCGTTCATCAACGCCACCTTTGCCATACCCGCAAGCCCGTCAGGATTGACTACCACATAGACCATCCTCATGGCGTTCGATATATCCAATTTTACGTGATCGTAATATCTCATATCCTCCTCCTTATTTTTATTGTGCCTTCTCCTTAGCGAGAAAGACGTATACCTATCCTTTAATATCTCCGTGACAAAATAACGCTTGGCATCGCTAAGGTGACCGGCCTTCTCGTAGGATTGACCCGTAATCTTGTCCTTTACCCTCTGCTTGAGCATAGCCCCGTTTACATCCTTCTTAACCGTTATATAATCGTTTACCGATGTCTCGCAGCTCTCGTCTATCATGATGGACACGTCTTTTATATCTCCGGAATATATCGCGTTGATAAACTCCCCGGTCATGGATACGGATGGGTTCGATCTAGGCAACCTGTCCTCGCTGCGGAATCTCTTGTCTATACCCTCCTTGAACTTATCGAAAAAAGACCTCTTATCGTCATCTATCGTATTTCCGGCCTTGGTCGATACATCCCCATAAAGATAGACCATATCATCATGCCCTATCCCCTCCAGATATTCAACGGCGATCTCGGCGGCCTTGGTGACCGTGTTGAACGGATCGGACGGGGTTTCCTCGTGAATCTGCCTTATCCTCGTTATATCCCCGATCTCAACCTGCCAAAAAGAGATGGAGATATAAGGCAGGACGTTGTTATCTATCGATATATGCACGGGAGCCTTGACATATGGGCACTTGCCCTTATGCTTGGCGGGGTCGAAGGCGTGAAAGAACTCGCCACCCGTCCTTATCGTCCCCCACTCGCCCAAGGCGTATATCAGATAATAAGCGTAATCCCTTTCCTTGTCCCTCTCGAAATCCGCTATCGTCTGAGCGTCATAAAAGCCATACGTGCCATCAGGAGACCCTACTACCCAGAAATTATTAAGATAGGTGGACTTGATGATAACCATATCCGGGCGGTGCGTCTCGTAAGTCTTTTTCCTTGGATTGTATATGGTCCGCTCGGAATTGACCCATTTCCTCCCTATCTCGGAATATTCCTTTGGCAGTATCTTACCCGTTACGCTATCCTTGAGCTTCCCGTACAGATGATTGTCCACCTCGGTCAATGTCTCGGTATCAAATATCTTTTTCTTGATCCAATGATCCTCCGATATCGGGTTAAATAGAGCTACGATCTTCTGCCCCTTGCGACCACGGAGACGCTTCCTTATCTGTTTCAAGTCGGATTCATCGAACTCGGATATCTCCTCGCAAAACACGTACTGATAAGATTCGAGACCCTTGATCTTCTCCGGATCGTCCAGCCCTTTGAACCGGATATAGGAGCCGTTGAAACACCTTATAAGGTTCTCCAAGGGCCTGAAGAAGGACTCTATATGCAGGGACTTAGCCGCCTCTTGGAATGTCTTATAAATACTGTCCACTATGGTAGCGCCGGTCTTACGGAATACCATCGTGTTATAGCCCTTGGAGATACATTCCAGCAAGAAGGCTTGGGCCACTGAGAAAGACTTGGCGGAAGACGATCCCCCGTACATGAAGATGAACCTTATATCGTCATTCCCCAACGCCAGCTTCAAATGGTGAAAGTTCGGATTGAACCTCTTGTAGCTTATTATCCTCCTGTTATCCGTATCAGCTCCCAAAATATTAAATATAGAACAATTATAAAATTATAAACCTCGTATTTTTTCTAACAAACATAGCCATTTATTTAAAAATAGAACACTATTCATCTATTCCGGTATCTATTCCTATCAGCGATTTGCCAAGGTCTACCACGGTTGGAGCGTCAAAGCCAAGCATCTTGCAGATACGCTCTATGGCTTTCAGCTTATCGTGCATCTCTATCTTGACATATTCCACGTCAATGATCTCCGGGTCATCGCTCGTCCCTATATTTTTCTTCAGGATTTTAGTAGATATGCTCTTGATAGCCGACTTCTCCTTGTCCGTTAGATTCTCGAACTCCTTGCGCTCTATCCATGTATTGTGAAGGTGGGCTATGGACGAGAACGCTATGTTACCTAACTCGCCCAGTAATTTCTCCTTGGTTATATCTGACTTAACTTTCTGCTCCTCTTGCAGTTCCCTTACCCTTGACTGAACCTTGACATCATCCAATAAAGCCGAAGCCTTCTCCCATACGGACTTATCTTTCCATTTATCGCAAGAGTAGGCACGTCTGTACGCCTCGGAAGCGTTCCCGCCGCACTCGATATAGTAATTACAGAAATTCTCTTGTTTTTGTGTCAACCTCTTCATTTTCCCATAACGATTTTGATTTCTTTTTTGCATTTCTTGCACCAGCAATAATAGACCCCCTTGGAGCCATAATCATAGTGGCCAATCCAATTATGATGGACAGGACAGTAAACGTCCACTTGTTGCCTTTGAGATGAGTTGTTATAAAAATCCATAAGTGACCTATATTATATTGTTAAACATAATATCCAATCAATAATACAAGTCACAAACTTGAAGCAAATATAGACAAAATTATTTATATCCTAAAATCGCAAGGTTAAATTGGGTATATTCGCGGGGTTAATCATTTATATCATGAACGAGGAACTAAAAAAACTGCTTGCGTGGTTTGATAACTACGAGATAACATTTAACGAGATCCGGTTAAGCCCGTGTCAATACATATTTGACCTACGGAAATTTATATCGGTCCAAACGAACTCCGTCCGAAGAAACTGGGAAAATCCCACATTTGAATATGATATCATAAGCCTCTATCAACTTAAAAAGGTCTTGGAGGAAAAAGAGAAAGAAAATAAGGAATGACAATCATTGTATCGTGGATATTCCCTAAATTTGTATAGTGTTTAACTAAATAACGAATATCATGGCAAGAACAACGGATTACAAGTTAAAAGGAGAGAAAATCAAGGGTCAAATAGACGAGTTAGTAACCGCTCTTTTGGAGGAGAGGGAAAATTCCTTTGACGAGAACAATAAGAAAATAAAGATTGCAAATGTAGATCTTGAAGGGTTGAGCAATATTGAGTTGCAGCAGTTACAAGTACGTGTATCTAAACTCTTACTAGAAAGGACAAAATAGTCCTATTTGTCGCTACTAAAAGTATAACGCCCGTGTCAGAAAAAACACGGGCGTTTTTTATTGGTCCATTTTTCCTTTTCTATAACTCGAATTATCATGCAGTCTCCACCCTATTACATACTACACTATCTATATTTTTAATTATCAATTTTTTAACTTGAATTTCACAATCATTACTACCTTTATAGAATATGCTGAAAATATCTTCCATGTCAATCTCATCCTCTTTATATAAGATTTTCCATTGTTCAACAAATATACATTCAGCCCTTTTCAAAATCTCTAGCAATTCTACAAGACGATCGCTCTTTTCCATAACATTTACGTTTTATTATTGATAATTTTTTAAGACATGCACAATTTATACTCAAGGTTAACGCTATAGTCTCTTGTCGCACGATAAGTAATACTGTTGCTATAATGCCCATTCCTATAACCTTTGTCGGCTTATGAAAGTTTATCATATTCACATATTATTTAGCATTAATGATAAAAAACATATTACCCACGCATCATCATTATATCCCTTCTCATCTCCACATAATCCCGGTAACGATCCGGATTGTTAACGTAGTCAATTACCCTTGATATCGCCATGTCCGCTTGAAATTTTTTTACCTTAGTATAATAACGTATCACGCCTTTCGACTTATCTGAATGCCCTAAACAATAATCTATGACCCCATCCGGGATTCCTATCTCGGAAGCGTATTGAGCGAAAGATTTACGAGCGGAATAATACACCACTTTTTCCGTTATCCCTAACGACTGCGCCAATTTGGATAGCGAACGAGAAAGATACCTAGAGAAATTAGGATAGGAAAACTTATATCCGAAATCCAACTTGCCAGTCCTCTTATCCATCCATCTATCTATAATATCTCTCGCTTGGTCTGGTATAGAGAACACGATCTTATTGCCTCCCCTCGTCATATTCCTAGATTTAGTCCTTACATATTCCAGCGTATCGATTCCACGGAAATCAATGCCGAGTAGATCTATAAGATTGATACCTCCAAGATAAAACGACAAGCAAAACAGATCGTGCGCCACCTTTAATCGACGCTCCGAAGGATCGGCCATTCGCAAACGATTAAATGACTCGAAAGATATGTCGACCTCACGTACGGGAGAGGTCGATATCTGGAAGTTTACGAAAGGATGGACATCATATTTCACAAGCCTTCTTTTTATACCCTTATTGATTATAGTCTTGGTATGTCTCATCATCATGGAGTTCGTGGCCTCCCCAATTCCCTTTTTATTCCTCAAGAACCTAGAATAACCTTCTATCAGTTCTGGAGTGATATCGGAAAGGAATATATCCCCTTTCACGAACTCGGTAAAATACCTGCAATTCCGCTCGATCAGCTTTGAGTACCCGATACTCCCATTATCGATCAACTCCCTTTCATAGGATGAGCTTACATCCTTGAACGTAGAGATATCGTTATCCCCTGCTGAATTAACCAACATTCCCTTTATCTGCACGCATGTATATAACGATTGGTTCTTAATCGAGTCAAGCTTGTCTTGATACTCATTAAGCATATTCCTCAATCTTTTGTTTATAAAAGAAGCGTCCGGTCTCTTTACGACTTGACCGTTCTTAAACTGAGACTCGCTATCTAATATCACGTTCGTCACGATATAACAAGTCTCTCTCTTGTGGCAGACCGCCACCCTGACCTTGTGCCTCCCATCCTTGAGAGCCTTGGCCTTGAAAAGTGTCAATTTTAAAGTAGCCATATAGATTAAATTTTTTAGGATACGCGAAGGATAAGCTTTTATGTCCAAAAGTGGACTTTATATCCTTTTTTTTAATCTACAAAAGGGGAAAGATCTAAAATAAAAGCGGAAGTTTAATAGCTAAATATCAAACAATTATAAACTTCCGCTCTTCGTGATCAGGATGGGATTCGAACCCATGACCCACAGCTTAGAAG